TCGATATAATGGCTCAAATTTTATATTACAGGGTGAAGGAGGTGAGTATGGAACAGCCCAAGCCCAAGATGTGATATCTGGCAAAACTATAGGTACAGAAGAAGGTGTTAAAAATGGAACAATGCCCAATAATGGTAGTATAAACAAAATAATCACTACTCAAAATGGACAGATTTATATACCAAAAGGTTACCATAATGGTAGCGGGTATGTAAAAGCACAGATTACTAATTTAATTGCTGAGAATATTAAAAAAGGTGTTAATGTTGGTGGAGTTGTGGGGACCTTTGGTGGATCTTTCTATCACACGACCTATCAACCCACAACGTTACGGAAATACTTTCTAATTTTTGATTACCAAAACGACAAAGGTACTATGAGGGAGACTGAGCTTTTCCTCGAGATAAACGAAGACTTAGGATTCACTCCAAAATTTATATTGGCGTACAACAATAAGGCACAACCCCATGGAGTGTTCCCTGGCTCGTATGTTATATATAACTCGTACAGATCTCTCGCTAAACCTACCCACAATGAGGATGGATATGATTTTAACATATTATACGACTACAGTTTCCCTCACTTCTGTGTTGTTAATAGAGAGGGTGCAAGAGTAAGTCAACACAATATATGTCTACCACTGCCAACGTATGCCAACGATAGTGAGTGGGATGTGTATATATTTGGTTAGGTGCTTATTGATAGAAAGGTTCTAAGGTTACTACAAATATTTTTATAAATAATAAAGGAGGAATGTAAAAAATGAAGAAGTTTTATTACTACGCACGTCTTAACGATAATGACGTATGTATAGAAATTGTAAGTAGGGTAGACAGATTGAAAGATGTTAATAGGTATGTAGAATTACCTGAATACAACGAAACAGTTCGTTATAGGAAATGGTTAGGTAACCAATGGAGTCAAGAGATTTATGAACCAAAAGTAGACACAATGGTTCAAGATAAATTAGTACAACTAGAAGAAGAAAATACTAATCTACAAAATGCTAATACCAAATTAAATTCTAAGATTGCTGAATTAGAAGGTACGATAATGGAATTAACTACAATCATAGCAGGACTTCAAGGAGGTGCTAAATAATATGACTTTTACAGCAGAGAACTATTTAGTGCAATTTTGGGCTAGAAAAGTGAGGGAAGGAGTACCTAGAGAGAATGTACCAAAACTCTTTAATTTACAAGAAGTAGTCTATCAAGTTTTAGATAAACAATAGGATTATAATGTGCAACTAAATAAATTAAAACTTAACACCTGGGAGGGTGTATTTTTTATGCCCTCCTGGATATTTTGACGGAGGTGGAATATGGAAGAACAACTTTTTAAGTTAGCTGCAGGAAATGGCATATGGGCTGCATTGTATGTATTTTTGTTTGTGTATGTTCTCTATGATAGTAGAAATAGAGAGAAGAAATACCAAACTACAATCTATGAGAATCAAAGTATAATAAAAGAATTGTCTCAGAAACTTGGAATAGTGGAGGATATACAGAAAGATGTAGTGGATATAAGAGAGGAGATGAAGAGAAGATGATTATTGATATATCACATCATCAAGATCCAAAGAGTATGAATTATGATAAGTTAGCCAAACAAGTTGACCTTGCAATCATCCGTACCCAGTACGGCAGTAGAACATTAGACAGGCACTACAAAACCCATCACAAAGAATTCCGAAAGAGGGGAGTTCCTACAGCTTGTTATGCATGGGTTAGAGGAATATCTGAAAATGACATGAGGAAAGAAGCAACTGACTTCTACAATCGTACTAAAGACTTAAATCCTACATTCTGGTTCTTGGATGTAGAAGAAAAATCTATGGCCAATATGAGAGTTGGTATATCTGCATATGTGGGCCAACTTAGAAAATTAGGAGTAAAGAAAGTAGGGGTGTACATTGCACATCATCTATATAAGCAATTTAATTTAGACATGAGTAAGTTTGATGCAGTATGGATTCCTCACTATGGAGTCAATAATGGCAAAGTAAACAGTAAACCTGCTTTTCCTTGTGACATACACCAATATACGAGTGTTGGAAGATTGGACGGATACAATGGTAATCTAGACCTAAATAGACTAATGGGAACTAAATCACTAGAGTATTTTACAGGCAAAGAAAAAGAAATTACCAAAGTGGAACAGAAGGAAGAAACCAAATTAGACAAAATCAAAATCGATTTGCATGGAAAACAGATTGAAACTGATGGGATATATGAAAAAGGCACAAATTATATTCCTATAAGATTTTTAGAAAAGTTAGGTTACAAAATCGATTGGAAGAATGGAACAGTAACAATAAATTATAAGGAGGAAAAATAATATGTTAGATTTTATAAAAATGAATCTAAGTTCAATCCTGGTAGTTCTAGTTTTTATAATAGGGCTACTTTTTCTTTACAAAAGAGGAAAAAAAGAATTTGTTAGACAAGCGGTATTGAGTCTAGTGGTTCAGGCAGAGAAGGCTTTGGGTTCAGGAACTGGAGAACTCAAGTATGCCATGGTTGTTGAGAATATTTACAAGATGTTACCTAGCATATTAACTCTACTTATATCTAAGAAAGAGTTAGATAGACTTATTGAGGATGGAGTACAATATATGAAAGAGTACCTCTCCAAAGATAAGGATCTATTAGGTTACTCTGATGAATATATGAAAGTTAATTTTGCTAGTGAAACACAGAGGAAAGTTGAGTAGATTTATTATAGGCCAAGGGAAACCTTGGTCTTTTTTTATTTTTTTGGAGAAATAATTTTAAAAAACTTTTCGACACAATACTACATATAGGCTGTAATTAAGCAATACCAATGACTACAAGGAATAAAAATATTTAAAAATACTACATATTAATCCTTGACAACGTAACGTTGTTTTGATATATTATAGATAAGAGGTAGAGGAAAAGCAATTCAAGGAGGTAATAAAATGAAAAGTATATACACTGGAGAAAAGCTAGAAAGCTTTGTTTTGATAGAAGAAATGGAGATTAAAGTAGAATGGCTAGATGCAGTTTATCACAGGGAAAGAACGATCAGCAGGTTTGGCACACTCACTACTGTAGAAGGAAAAGAAGTAGAAGCAATTATAACTAGGGCAGCAGATCCATATTACAACTTCGTAATTTGGGAAGAAGAAGGCGAATTAGATATTGCAAAGGCAAAGGATTTAATAATAGAAAAAATAAAGTTTTTAAAGCTAAAAACAGAAAAATTTTAAAGGAGGTATAAAAATGGCTTGGTATTATGGAACTTATAGTTGTGGTCACGAAGGTAGGGTTAATATTATTGGCCCTACCAAAGACAGACAATGGAAGGCGGATAGACAGTTTGAAAAAATGTGTCCAGAGTGCTGGGAAAAATATTTAGAGGAAGAAAGACAAAAGGCTAATAAAGAAGCTGAAGAAAAAGCAAAAGAAATGGAACTACCAAAATTAGCGGGATCAGAAAAACAGGTTGCGTGGGCTAACACTTTAAGACAAAACTTTATAGAAAAAATGAGCAAAATAAAAGAAAATGAAATAAACGATTATAAATATTACTATAAACTAGAATTAAAAGAAATAAAAAAGAACTTAGGAGAAGAGTATATCAAACAACTATTAAACGAAGAATCCTTTATAACAATAAGAGACTATATAATAGAAAACAAAACAACAGCAAGGTTTTATATTGACAATAGGAACACTGATTTATTTAGATATATACTAGACTTTCATGATGAAGCTTTTAAAACGGATGAAGAAAAAGCAAGAGAAGAAATAGAGAAAAAAACGGTAAAAGAATTAAAATTAGAATCGACTGTTTATCCAGAAAACAAAATCACAAATGCAGTCGCAGAAATAACCCCTAAAGAAGGTAAGATAACTGTAAGATTTGAAAGAAATGAAGAGTTTAGAAAAATAGTTAAAAGTCTTGGCTATACTTGGAATGGCATATGGGAAAGAAAAATAACTCAAGCAACTGGTACAGTAGGAGACAGGGCAGCCGAATTAGGTAACGAGCTTTTAAATGCAGGATTCCCTATTATGATACTAGATGAAGAAATAAGAAATAATGCGATAAATGGAGTGTATGAACCTGAATGCACTAATTGGATATTCAAAATAACGGACAGTGATTTATTAGTTATCAGATGGGATGGATTTGATAATAAGCTATATAAAGCAGCCAAATCTCTTCCTGGAGCATATTGGGATAGTGGAATGAAAATAAAAGTATGGCATTATAAAGAAATAGAGGAATTTGCAGAATTGTACGGTTTTAAACTTTCAACAGGTGCTATAAAAGCTATAGATGAATATAAAGAATCTTTAAATAAAGTTGAAGTAGTTGATCCTGTAGAAGTAGAAGGAAAAGAAAGTATTGACGGGTTAGAAAAAATACTTGAATCTAATTCAGATATTTTAGAAGATTTAAAGGATGATTAAAATGTTTTATGCATAGTATGTTTTACCTATGTATGATATACTATGTACAGAGGTGATTATATGTTAACTAGAATATGTACGAGGTGCGGCAAAGAAAAACCATTATCTGAGTTTTATAGAAACAAAAAAGGCAAATACGGACGTGATAGCAGGTGCAAATGTTGTAAAGAAGAGCAAAGAAGGGAACTGAAAAGAAAACGCAAAGAGCAAGATAACACACCGTTACCTAAAGTTCCAAACCTAGAAGGTGAAATCTGGAGGAACATAAATGGTTACGAAGGGTTGTATGCAATTAGTAATTTAGGGAGGGTTAAGAGCTTAGAAAGATATAGAAAAACAAAAAAAATAGGCAGGACACAGATAGGCTATGTTCAAAAAGAAAAAATTTTAAGTCAGAAACTATTAACACAGAAATCTAAAGCTGAATATTACCAAGTTAGCTTGTGCAAGAATGGAAAGCTAAAAATGTTTTCTGTGCATAGATTGGTAGCAACAGCCTTTATAGAAAACCCTTCAAATAAACCATACGTAAACCATAAAGATGGAAACGGATTAAATAACAATGTTAAAAACCTAGAATGGACTACTAATAGAGAAAATCAGAGACACGCAGTTAATGTATTAAAACACTCCAACAACAAACCAATAGTAGCGTTTGATAAAATGACGATGGAAAAACAGTTGGAATTTGAAGTTATGTCAGATGCTGCAAGATGGCTGCTAGAAAATAATAAAACAAAAGACAAGACTTGTTTAACAGGAATAATTAAATGTTGCAAAAACAAGATACCATCATATTTGGGATACATATGGAGATATAAAGAGGAGGTGGTTGAATGAGATTTACAACGAGCCTATATGAACATCAGAAAAAAGCAGTTGAAAAATTGTCTAAAGTAAAGGTAGGAGCGTTGTATCTTTGGAAAGCCTTGAAATGGGAACTGGAAAAACTAGGACAGCGTTGGAACTTATAAAAGATAGATTGGATAAGGGCAAAGTTAATCACGTACTTTGGCTTTGCCCTTGCAGTGTAAAGGAGAATCTAAAAAGAGACATAAAAAAGCACTGTGAAGGTGATTTGTCAATGTTCACTATATGTGGCATAGAAACACTATCTAGCAGTATTAGGGCTAACTCTATTTTATTAAGGTTAGTACAGGAAAGAAAAGTATATTTGATAGTCGACGAAAGCAATCTAGTTAAAAATCACATGGCTCAAAGGACAAAAAACATTATTCGACTAAGCGAATTTTGCCAATACAAATTAATTTTAAACGGAACACCTATTAGCAGAAATGAAAAAGATTTGTTTTCACAGTGGTATATTTTAGACTGGAGAATACTAGGTTATCGGAGCTTTTGGAGCTTTGCAGGTAATCACCTAGAATATGATCCTAACATCCCGGGCAAAATTAATAGATGCTTAAATACTGATTATTTAGTAAGGAAAATAGCACCATATACTTACCAGGTGAGAAAAGAAGAGTGCTTAGATTTACCTAATAAATCATACAAAACTGTTTACTATGAATTAGATGAAATGCAAGATTGGCATTATCAAGAAATTGCAGATACACTGTTGTTTGAAGTGGATGAACTAGAACCGGAAACCATATATAGGCTATTTAGTGGTTTACAAAGTGTTATATCTGGATTTAAGGTAACGAGGACAGAACGTCCAATGAAAAGAGAACCATTTTTTAAAACTCCATATGATAATCCTAGAATAAAAACATTGCTTGAGGTGCTTGATGGCGTGGATCAAAAGGTAATAATATTTTGCAAATATACAGACGAAATCGAAACTATCACAGCGATATTAAACAAAAAGTATGGAGAAGGAAAGGCGGTGCCTTTTTATGGAGAACTAAATCAGAAAAAAAGGCAAAAAAACATAGATGTTTTTAGAAATGGTGCTCAATTTTTAGTGGCAAATAAAGTATGTGCTGGATATGGACTTAATTTACAGTTTTGTAGTTATGTTGTGTATTATTCAAATGATTGGGACTTTGCTACAAGAGCACAAAGCGAAGATAGAGTGCATAGGATAGGACAGGATAAGAATGTGCACATAATAGATTTATGTGCATCCTATACACTGGATGAAAGAATATTAAAATGCTTATGGAAAAAAGAAAACTTAGTAGACAGTTTTAAGTCTGAAATAGAAAAGCAAAAGGATAATAAACAATTATTTATCGAAAGTTATATTTATAAAAGAGATCGCAAAGGGAGATTAAAAATTAGAGGAAAAGTAAAAGAAACTATAACGGATATAGAAGACTTGAAGGAGGGGAATTAGTTGCCTAAAATTTATACGGGTAAAAATGTATATGAAGCTACACAGGAAAGACTGGAATATATATTTAAAGAATTTGACAATGTACTAGTAGCTTTTAGTGGTGGTAAAGATAGCGGCATTTTATTAAATTCATGCTATCAATATGCTAAAGAAACTAATAATTTAGGTAAGCTAGCAATGTATCACTTAGATTATGAAGCTCAGTACGAGAATACAACTAAATATGTAGAGGAAAGTTTTATTAATGATTTTGAAGGTATAAAGAAATATTGGTTATGCTTACCTGTTGCAGCACAATGTGCAGTTTCGATGTATCAGGATCACTGGATACCTTGGAATAGTGAAGAAAAAGAAATATGGGTAAGGAATATGCCAGATAACAAATTTGTAATAAATGAAAATAATGTTCCATTTAAATTTACGAAAGGTACTTGGGATTATGAAGTTCAAGATAATTTTAGTAGATGGTATGCTGTTGCTAATGGTAAGACAGCTGTACTGATTGGGCTGAGGGCAGATGAAAGCCTCAATAGACAAGCTGCTATAACGAGTAAACAAAAAACAAACCAATACGAAGGATTGGAATGGTGTACAGTTGATCCAGAAAACGATAAATTGATAAAAAGTTATCCGATTTACGATTGGAAAGCAGAAGATATATGGATAGCAAACGGAACCTTTGGATGGAAATATAATAAATTGTATGATTTATTTTATCAGGCTGGATTAACCTTAAATCAGATGAGGGTAGCTAGTCCTTTTAACGATTGTGCTACAGAAAGTCTAAAACTCTACAAAGTTATAGAACCACATACATGGGGAAAACTTATCAGTAGAGTGAATGGAGTAAATTTTGCAGGAACCTATGGCGGTACAGTAGCAATGGGATGGAAAAATATTAAAAAGCCTGAACATTTTACATGGAAGGAATACATGTATTTCTTACTTGATACATTACCAAAAAGTGCTAGAGAAAATTATCTTAAAAAACTAGAAGTATCAAAAAAAAGTTGGAAGGTTGGGGGTGCAAGAGATTCCCAAACAATAAAGGAGTTAGAGGAAGAAGGAGCGCCTGTTATTAGAACTGGTAAGGTGTCGAAAAGGGGGAAAGGCGATAAAGAGATAATAAAATTTGATGATTATTTAGACGATACAAACGTTACTGACTTTAGCAGAGTTCCAACTTATAAACGAATGTGTATTTGTATAATGAAAAACGATCACACGTGCAAGTATATGGGATTTGCACAAACAAAAACGGAACAGCAAAAAAGAGGGGAGGTTATGAAGAAATACAAGAACATTATTAGGGGGAAAAACTATGATTAAAAAAATTGATTCAAAAACCTATGCATCGTTTCTAAGACAAAATGGTTCTTCAAAAAAACAAGTCTCAATAAATGAAAAAGGAATCCATTGGGGCTACTACAAAGATAATCTTCTTGTAGGCGTTATATCTACACTAGAATATAAAAACATAGCAAGAATAAAAGGTTTTTTAGTTGAAAATAATTACAAGAACAAAGGTATAGGTACAGCGTTAGTAGAACATGTATTGAGAAATGATAAGAATATGAGCGTTTTTGCCACAAAGGGTTCGAAAAATATATTTAAAAAACAAGGATTCGAAGAAGTTAGTAAAAAGCCAAACGACATAACATTTATGAAGAGGGATAAACAAATAACGACAAGTAATAAAAAAGACATAGATAAGCATTTGGTTCCTTTAGCTAAAATTATCTTATCTATCAACGATGAGTTAGAAATGAAAGAAACCATAAATTATATATGTAAGCAAATACAAAAACTAAAATAAAGGAGATGATATTATGTTTAAGAGCCCGGTTTATAGCGTCAAACCAGTACCAGTAGAAAAAATACAAGCTAACGCTTACAATCCAAATGCAGTCGCTCCACCTGAGATGAAATTATTATACCAAAGCATTAAGCAAGATGGCTATACCATGCCGATTGTATGTTACTATATAGAAGACGAAGATATTTATGAAATAGTAGATGGTTATCATAGGTACAGGATCATTAAAGAACACAAAGATATATATGATAGGGAGAATGGATGTTTGCCAGTATCCATTATTGACAAACCTTTGCAAAATCGTATGGCAAGCACCATAAGGCACAATAGAGCAAGAGGAAGCCACGACATAGAACTTATGTCTAATATAGTAGCTGAATTAGTCGAAAGTGGAATGAGTGATGCTTGGATAGCTAAAAACATTGGAATGGATCTAGATGAAATATTAAGATTAAAGCAAATTACAGGCCTAGCTGCATTATTTAAAGATAAAGATTTTTCAAGATCATGGGAAACAAAATAATAATAAGGGGAATAGTTATGTATAAAATAGAAATAGGAGACAAAATACAAAAGTTTAAAGGAGCAAATGACGGAGTTAAGTTTGATATGGCAGATGATGGAGCTACACTATTATTACTATTTAAGACTCCTAGCCAAAAAGAGATAGAACAAGTTAAAACAGGTAAGCTCCAATTTGGAATGTACATCAAAGAAGGTGTAATGTTTATACTAAGTAAATTTGGCAGTATGCCATGGATGGATGCACCATATCATGTAAGATTATCGAAAAATCTAACGACGCTAGATGAAGTTGAAGATGGTGAAGGGTATGGTTGCATGATTACTTTAATAGATACAACAACAGGTGAAGTAAAAGCTTTAAGGTATATTGGATTTAGCACAGAGTATTCAAGAAGATTGAAACAAAGCATCAAAGCACAGGGAAAAGAAGATTTTAATGAGATAGAATATAGCAATAAGCTAAATACAATATTTAGAAATTACTCAATAAAAGATATGGTTAAATATTCTGAAGTAAATTGTAGGGTGAAGTGATATGAAAATCGAAACTAGGAAAGCGAAAATGGTAGTAAATAAATCTGGTGCTGGAAATTCTACTTTTAGAGCAACTCTTCCAACAAAATGGATTAGAGAAATGGGTTTGGACGAAAATACAAGAAACTTAAAATTAAAATTTGATGGTGAAAAAATAATTATTTTAAAAGAAAACGATAAGTAAGGTCCGCAATGTGATTTACTACATGAAGGATTATACAACGAAGCAAAATTACTGAAAGAATATTGATAAGAGATTAAATTCGTAGGGAGGTAAGATTATGAGAAAAGTAGTTTTTCAGATTAGTACTAATGTAGCATGTAGCTTGACGGAAGAACCAGTTGAATTTGACGACGATGCAACGGATGAAGAAATAGGAGAAGCATTATTAGACTGGGTGTGTGACAGAGGTTTTTTAAACTGGTACGAAGAAGAATAAAGGGAGGGGTTAATATGTTATATAGATTTCATTGTCTAGATTGTGATTATGAATGGGAAGATGGAAATACAGGGTATCCTAAGAAATGCCCAGAATGTGAAAGTGAAGAATTTGAGGAGCTATACCTTATCGAGTGTAGAGAGTGCGGGTATCAATTCATAGGGGCAGAAAATGATGAATGTCCAGAGTGTCAAGGGTTAGAAACATATGAAATATAGGAGGTGAAAATATGGAAATAAACGTAGGAAATAAAATTCATGTAAACGATAGCATTGGTGATGTTATTGTGCTGGATGTAAAAAAGGATTACATGATATTGTTTAGGCTTGAGAGAAGTCAATTCATTAAAGCCAATGGATATCTTATAAGATATGGAAATTTGATTTGGAATAGTGGAGAATATTATAATAGTTTAAGTGAGTTGATAGAAAATATTAATAAAATAAATTAAGTGGGGATAAACCCCACTTTTTTATGCCTATAATGGCAGTTGACTAAAAATATATAGAGCTATTCCAGCTATCATCCATCCCATTTGTATTCTCCTTTCCGATTCTATTATCTTTAGTATCACCATAAAAAATTAAATATTCATAAAAATTAAAAATAATTGTCAATAAGTACAGGCAATACCGCATATACATACAGTGTAAGACAAAATCATACTAAACATACGAAAAGGCAATAAAAAATACCCCGATTGTATCAGGGTGCCATTTGGGCCAGTTCGCTATTAGCAAGGCTTTGCTATAGCTTATGCAGATGGTCGAGGAAAATTGCTAGTCCAACTGGAATAATTATAAATTTGTTGCGATTTTAGCAATAAAGGAACTTATAGAGAATAAAACTAATCCTATTCCTATTTCAGTCATGTTTTTCACCACCAATCAAAAGTTTTAAAGGAGGATGTATATGAGTAATTTTCTAACGATCGTTTCAGTCTTATTATTAGCGTTAAGCATATTTTTTATACTCAAAGGGTTAATAAAAATCATAAAAGGAGGTTTTAAACAATGAAAGGATTCTCAAGCAAGGTGTTGCCAATCTTACAAACAATAGTAAATGAGTTAGCTACTCTAAGTTGGGCCGGATTGGTCGTTGTATTATGCATAGGTGGAGTCTTGATAATGATGGGCAATGAGTTTGGCGGGAAAAAACTATGCAAAAATGGGCTATATGGATTTATTATAATTCAAATAGCTTCAATGTTATTGTAGGTGATAGCATGAAATATCAAGTTATACCAAATTTGAGCATTAATAATTCTAAGTTAGTAGGATTACTGGAAAATACCCACTATTACAGAAAACCATTTAATCGAATTCGAGATAATGGCGACTCATGGACATTTGAATATCAATATACCACTACTTATGAAATTTTAATGACTAATGATGATATTAAGTTTTTTATAGGGTTTGATGATAGAATAAGAGATAATTTCACAACGGAATTAAATGTATGTTGGAAAAATGCTACATTTAAAGAAACTAATTTTGCATTTATAGGAGAAACAACAAAGGAACTAGAACTAGCAGAACATTATTTTTTATCACTTAAAACAGACTTAAGGGGAGAATGGCCGCTTTCAAACATATTAGAAACTCAAAATATGCTAAAATACGGTGAAATGCTTTACATAAGATTAGAATTAGAGCCTGAGAGTCCGACTTGGTACAAGGAAGCAGACGAGTGTATCGAACGATTTAAGCAAAATGGTATAGTTACATCTAAAAGTAAAATTGATAAAAGGGTAATAGCGACTAAAATCGTCAATCTAGCACTTGAATTTGTTTATGACGGAATAGATTTTATAAACGATATGATTAGCGATGAAAAAATTGAACACGAATACCCAGACGATGCAAGATATGCAAATCTGATGAGAAGTGGACTAAGTAATGACACATTGCAGAAATCAAAATACAGTGCTTATAAAACAAAAATTATAATCTCCACAATATCAAATAGAAGTGAAGTTTTATTCAGGAACATTTTAAAATCTTTTAATGCTATGGACGGAGACAACAAATTTATATTAGTAAACAAAAGCAACTATAAAAATATATTATCTTCAAAAGAATTAGCTCAAATCATGCAATTGCCGACAAAGGACTATCAAAGAACATATAAAATAGACAATATCGATGCTAGAGAAATATCTATACCACCTGATCTACAAGTTCCAGGAATACCAATAGGAATATCAGATGTAAAAAGAGAAAAATTAAAAGCGTATTGGTGCAATGATTATAATAGCATGGCACTTCCTAAAATTGTTGCGGGTCCCCAGGGTTCAGGCAAAAGTAAGTACACAGAAAACTTCATAGTATCAGCCAACAAGCTAGGTCATTGCACTGTTGTATTCGACTATATAAAGAATTGTGAACTAACGGAAACAGCAAGTAAGCATACTAAAAACAACGTTATTATAGATCTGTCCGATATAAACAATTTGCCGAGCTTTTCATATCCAGAAATATCATATAAGCTAAATGAATTTTCCACACCGTTTGAAAGGATAGAAATAGCGAGCGATATTGCGAAACAAGTGACTTATTTGATAAATTCCGTCACAGATGAAAACACTGGCCCTCTTACAGGTGCCATGGTTCGATACCTTAAAGCGGCAGCTAGAGTGGTGTTTATTCATCCTAACGAAACGCTAGATAATTGCTTGAGAGTGCTTGAGGATTGGAAAACTAGAGGGGAATACATACGAAAAACAAAGGGTATATATGATTATAACGATAGAACATTGAATACACTTAGAGAATTAAATGATGCTGATGAAGATGGTAAAATCATAGGTACCAGGCATCATCTTATAGCTGGAATAATAAACAGAATAGATAAATTTCAAGATGATCCACGAATGTCGTTAATGCTTAATTCTAAGCCCGATAAGCATAATTTCACAAAATATATGAACGAAGGCAAGGCAGTATATATCAGGATGCCGCAGAGCATGTTTAGAGATAAATCAACTAAAGATGTGATTGTTACCTACTTCATGACAAGGATAGTAATGGCATGTTATGAGAGAAGTTCCATTGATAAGCCAAACATTGCTCATATAGTAGTTGACGAAGTAAGCCAAATTCCAACAGCAGCGGCTTTTTTAGAAAATCATATCACAGAATTTAGAAAGTTTGGTATTGCTCCATTTTTCACAGTTCATTACCTGAAACAGTTCAAGACACTTTTAGATGCAGTTAAATCATCAGGGGCAAGTTATATGCTACTGAATGGATTAGAAAAAGAAAATCTAATGGCTTTAAAAGAGGAAATACAGCCATTTACTATAGATGAAGCTATGAACTTAAAGGAATGGGAAAGCTTGAATGTAATTAGACACAATAACCAATATTCTAGATTTATTTCTAAGTTGCCTAAAATACTATAAGTATGACAAAGTATGATAAAACACACATTGCAGAAGGTTAAAATGTATGATAAAGTATGAATTGTAATACAAATTAAGGGGGAATGAAAATGTTAATTAGTGTAGATGCAGGTAAAGATTCAACGAAAGCTTGTATAAAAGAAAATGGATTATATGTCACAGAGAAGTTTCAAAGCAAGATTTACAGCTTTGAAGAAGGTGGGGACACGATTGTAGCAGGTAACACTCATCATATAGTCTATAATGGAAAGGAATATCTAATAGGTGATAGTGGAACTAAAAGGAATCATACTACTTCTAAAACAGATGAAATCAATAAACTATGTCAATATGTAGCAATTGCTCAATTTATTACGCCAAATACAAGTCACAAAATCGATTTAATCACAGGTTGTCCAGCCACTATCTTTAAGAATGCGGACCTAAAAGAAGAATATAAACAAAATATCCATGGAAATGGAAAAGTTGATATAAAAGTAGATGGGGAAGATTATTACTTTGAATTTGAACGTATAAGAATTAGACCAGAGGGAGCAGGAATAACAGTTTTAAGGCCGGATCTATTTCTTAATCAAAATACGCTTGTAATAGATATAGGAGGCCAGAACCTTAATGTAATCTTATTTGATGATATGGTCCCAAATGTCGATAAGATGTTTTCAAAAAATGCAGGTGGAACTACGATAGAGCAAACGCTTATAAATAGTTTTGAAAGCGAAGGTATAGAGAATATCACAAATGCAGTTATGAGAACAGCTATATCAAATGGATATCTAAAAAATGATGTGCTTAGCTTAGAAGATACAAGCAAGAAAATCAACGAAGAAATATCTAAGTATATCGAGATCAATATACTAGAAGAATTAAACAAGAATAATATCAATAAAGAGCTGTACAACGTAGCTTTTGTAGGCGGAACTAGCTTTATGCTAATGGATTACTTAGACAAATATTTTAAAGACGCAGATTTTATGTTTAACATGGAAGAAAGCCAATTTGCAAATTGCAAGGGATTTTATGAAATGGGTGATCTAGTAAAATGAGAAAGACTATCTATTTAAGTGAAGAATCTGATAAAGATGTTATAGTTCATATAGAAAAACTAGAAAAAGATAAAGTTAATGTTAGCGGATTCTTTGTAAATGCAGCCAAGTATTATTTGAAGCACTACAAAGCCGACAGCAAAGACATAGAGGATATAGTAAAGGAAATTATCGAGAAAGAATATAAAAACGCACCTAGAGCAATTATAGAGTCCAAAAACTATACAAAAGACAATTTATTAAAAAATAAATTAAAAAACATAGGCATATATGACGATTAGACAGTAGAAAAATCTACTGTCTTTTTTCTTGTCTTTTTCTCGATAAAAGTGTAAAATTATATACAAAGGCGAAACCCACCTTTTCAGGTGGGCAGTGTATAAATTTGCTATTCATTTTTTATTTGTATAAAAAGTATAGCATAAGCAATGTGTTATTGCAATAGCAAATTTATACCTTCATACATACAAATTGGAGGTATTTTTTATGTCAAGGTTCTACAAAGCGGAAGAAGAACTAAATTTAAGGTTCTACCAAATGCCAAAAGCATTGTTTAATAACAAAAAATATAAAGGACTATCTTTAGGAGCAAAGGCAATGTATTCAATTTTAAGGGATAGACAAGATTTATCCATAAAAAACAAATGGGTTGATGAAGATGGTTATATATATCTTTTATTCAAAATAGAGCCAGCAAAGGACGACGAAAGGACTGTGGAAGAAAAGGAGCCTAGGGAGTTAAGTTTAATGGAAATATTAGAAGTAGATAGAAAAACAGTTATGAAATACAAAAAGGAATTGGTTAAGTATAACCTAATAGTAGACAAGAGAATGGGGCAAGGCAAAACGAATAGAATGTACATACTAAAACCCGAATTGCCTTCAAACGTTGAAAAATACGAGAAGTCCAAAAAACGGACTTCAGGAAGTCCAAAAAACGGACCTCAAGAAGTCCAAAAATTGGACGGTAATGATACTGATTTTATTGATACTGATTTTATTGATACTCAGTCAGTCGAAAATGACAGACTGAAAAAACAACACGAGTTTATATGTGGAAAATGTCAATTGTATTTATTTGAAGATGTGAAAGATATGAAGTTAATAGAGAATGCAATTTTAGATTTAATGTATTTACGTGAAGTTAACGTAAAGAATAGAGTTTATAACAATGAAGAAATAATGGACAAGCTAAATGAATTAGATTTTAATGTATGTGATTATGCTTTAAATAAGTTTAAAGGAGCAAAAAACAATACTTACATAAAGAATAAAACTAAATATTTTTCTATATTGTTATTTAATGCGATTGAAGAATATTACGCAAACTGAATGAGTAGAGTCTATCTACTCATTCAAGTTATTTTCATCTGACAATAAAGCACGTAACAATTTTTCCGGACGTATCTCTAAGCAATTAGCAATTTTTACTAATGTATCTATTGTTAATCCTTTTATATATCCGTTTTCTATTTTCGACACATATACTTGACTAATTCCAACTTTTACCGCAAGCTGCTCTTGAGTTAGCCTTGCTTTAAGTCTCAATCGACGCATATACACACCCCCGACTTTATTATGTGGGGTGTTTCGACATTTTTCTATGAACAAAATATGGAATTTTGTCGAAAATATAACTGGGAGTTTATAAGAATCAGACTTGTTTTTTGTTATAATGTAGACAAGCACTGTTTTTTTAATATATAGGAGGGATTTCATGAAAATTATTTATAAGCACTTAGGAATAAGTTACATAGAATTTCTCCAATTATCAGGATATGTTTTTATAATAAATTTGGACTATAAAAAAAGTAGCGATTTGAATTGATCGCTACTTTTTGTTTATGTTTTTAATTACATCTATTATCTTCTTAATATCTTCTGGAGGTATCTCTTTATCCTCCATTTCCTTAGCCAAAGATATATATTCAACACCGATTCTAAAAAGCTCTGGTGGCATATTTTTTATACTTAAGTATATATTCCTATCATCCGCTTTACACATCAAATAATCTATAGACACATTAAAATATTCAGCAAGTTTCAATAGCATTTCAAAACTAGGTTTTTTAGTGTCTTTCACATATCCAGAAATCAACCCTTGGCTTACTTCTAATTCTTCCGCCAACTCTTTTTTAGAAATATTTTTTTCCTCTATCAACCTTTCTAACCTTGTGCCAAAAGTCATGATATCACCACCTTTTTTTAAAAATACACTTAAAGTTTATATTTTTCAATATAACATTCTCCTAACATTATATAATATATACAACAAAAAATAAAATATTCTTTAAGCAAAGTATTTTTGCAAAAACGCTTGACAATTTACTTAAAGTTTAGTAATATTAGATATAGATAGCAAAACATGGACGAGTTGGGAGGTGAAAGATATATGGGAAATAGGAGATTAAAGAGTTTGAGGGTTTTACATGGCATGACTCAAGACGATATGGCAGAACTACTTAATATGACTCCGCCAACGTATCGCACAAGAGAAAATGGCAAAACCGATTTTACTGTAAGTGAAATAAATACAATTTTAGAAACTTTCAACGTCAAATACGAAGATATTTTTTTACCTGTGGATTTACTTAAAGTAAATTCGGACACAGAAAAGCAAGATTAATTTACTTTAAGGGAGGGATAGAGTGAATAACTTGATAAATATTTCTAATCAAGATGGAAAATTAGTAGTAGGTAGTAGAGAAGTAGCGAAGAACTTTGAAAAGGAACATAAAGACGTACTAGAAGCAATAAGAAATCTCATAGCGGAAAATTCCGCAGTGACAAGCATAATCCTAAAAAGCGAGTACGTGAACAGTAGAGGCAGAACATATCCAGAATATTTATTAACAAGAGATGGTTTTTCGCTACTAGTAATGGGTTTCACAGGCAAAAAGGCTCTTGAATGGAAGCTGAAATATATTAAAGCTTTTAACCTGATGGAAAAGGAACTAACTCAAGTTAAAAAACTTTCTCCAATGGAACAGTTAAAGCTTCAATATGAAGTATTGGACGAGCACGAAGAAAGGCTCAGAGCATTAGAGGATAATATGACAGTAGACTTTAGACAGCAGAGATTATTACAAAATAAAGCAAAGTCGAAAGCTATAGAGGCTCTAGGTGGAGCAGAAAGCCAAGCCTACAAAGACAACAGCGTACGTGGAAGGGTTTTTAGTGCTATATGGAGAGATTATAAAGATTATTTTATGATTGCTAGTTACAGAGATACTCCAAGAATAGATTTTAACAAAGCTATGGAATACTTAGACGGTTGGCAGGTGCAAGGAAAGCTCCTAAGAGAAATAGAGGAACACAACAGCCAATTAAGGATAAGGGAGGTAATCTAATGAAGCTTACAAATTGCAAGAGCAGGAAAGAAAAAGCATTGAAAAATATCAAATTAGAAAGCTTAAGTAATAACGGAGTTGTTGCATTAGCTAAAATCATAAAAGATGAATGGGACGAGCAAGAATTACAGGATGAAGAAATAGTAATAAGTGCATTGGTACAAATAGCTGAAGAACTAGGAAGGAGAGTGAAGTAGATGTTGCACTCATTGTACAGAGCATATGAAGAGATGTCGAAAGTGTTATTTGTATTTATCGAAAAGAAAGAAGTTTTAAGAGGGCCAAAGGAGATTAGACCAACTAAAGTAACTAACATAGGTACTGCAATTGCTACAGCAAGAAACACACTAGCAGTTGGACATAGACGCAGAAATAGCAGAGTGGGGGAGGTGATGTAGTGGGAAAAGTTTATGAAAACAAAGATAAGAAATGTGAATGTTGGAAGTGCGAATTAAAAGATACTTGTCAATATGTAGATAAATTTCAAAGATTACCGAGAATAAGCGGTGGCTTAGGGTTGTGTAAAAAACTATAACGGAGGTGAAATAGTGGGAAATTTTGTTTGTAGTGCATGGTCTCCAGCAATAGCTTTTATATTAGGAGCTGCGGTGATTATTGAGATGGTAAAAGAATATAAGGAGGAAGAATAGATGAAAACATGGGAAATTCGTAAAATGATAGATGAAAATCCTAATGAAATGAGAGGCAAAAAATTCAGATTAACTAAAGGAATTCTTTATGAATATGGCCGTATATCAGTTGGAGAAATAGCAAAAGTAACTGAATTTAAAAGTCTTACAGATTTATCAAGGAATGGTTGGAGAATTGGAGATTTGACAGGCTTTGAAGAATGGGAAGAGATAAAGGAACCAGTGACTTGGCAAGAAGCTTTTAAGGCAGGCTTAGAAGGCAAGAAGATTAAACCAAAGGGACAGTATTTAACTTTTCCTGATTACGAGGATTTGCTTTATACGTTTAAATATTTAACAGAAAGACCAGGCTATTTTAAGAAAGTAATGTTGGATGATTGGTATATCGAAGATTAGGAGGTGGACAAATTGGAGCTACATCTTAACTCACTCATAGAAGATGTAAAACAGGCACAGGACAACTTCAACAATGCAAATGAGGATTACATCAATATAGTAACTTACGAACTCCTAGCAGCAGAGGAAAAGCTTAATAATTATATCAGAGAAAAGAAATTGAAGGAGGTAACAAAAAAGACCTTCCAGCCACCAACTGAAAAGGTCAAATAAAAATATCATTACTTTTATTATATCACTAAAGGGAGGAAATATGAATGGCTAAATGTTTCGCAGATAGAGATAGTTATTGCAGTGCATTAAAGAAAAAGGATTGTAAAGGCTGCAACTTTTTTAAAACTCAAGAAGGTTTAGAAGAAAGTAGAGATAGAGCAATCAGACGTATAGATTCTTTACCAAAAAATACGAAGGATTATATTTATCAAAGCTGTTTCAAAGGGGGAAAATAAAAAATGTATTCTCTATATTGTAAGAGATGTGGAAGAAAGCTAAAAAGCGAAGAAAGCAGAAAAAGAGGTTATGGTTCTTACTGTTATAGCAGAATAGCGAAAGATGAAAAAAGAGACTTGAACGAAAAGGAAGTTGAAAGAATAGAAGGTCAATTAGATATAAAGGATTTGAAAGGGGAGGATGAATAAATGAAAGTAATTAAGGTAGGGATGGAAGGTTTTAAAAACCATAAAAACTTAGTTGAATACAATCTTTCTAGCAAGACTATAGTGAGTGGAGATAATGGGGAAGGTAAAACAACGATAGGCGAAGCTATTACATGGTGCCTATTGGGGACGGACTTAACAGGAAATGAAAGAGCTACTACAAGACTTACAAACAATGATTCGAAAACGATATATGCTGAAATAGATTTTGAGCTAGAAGGCAAAGAGCATAATTTAATTAGGAGAAAAAAAGGCAATAAAACGGACATCTACCTCGATGGTACTGAAATAAAGAGTAATGATTTAGTGCACGTTTACAGGGACAAGGATACATTTTTAAGTATATTCAATCCTGAATATTTTCCAAATTTAGCACCAAAACAAGCAAAAGAATTATTAAATAGTGTCTTAAAAGAAGTAAGCAACGAAGAAGTTTTTGAGGAAATGTCCGATTTTGAAAGAGAACTATTAATTGGCAATAATTTTAAGAATTCAAACTTATTCTTAGAGAATAAAAGAGAAGAAATGAAAGAAGTTGAAGATGATGTTATTTTCTCCGAAGGATTCATAGCTGCTAAGAAAGAGGATATAGAAATACCACCTGAAATGCAATTTGACGAATCTGAACTCAAAACACTTTATGAAAAACGAGTTGACACAGAAAAGAAAATGGAAGAATTAAAAGAAGATGAAAAACCAAAACTAATAGAAGTTGAGCCTCTTCAAAAGGAACTGGATTTTATAAGAAGTAGATATGTTTCTCTTAAGGAAGAGTTAATCAACTTAAACAATACAGTAGAATGTCCAAACTGCAAACACAAAATTGACTTAGATTTAGATAGGAAAAATAGTCTCGTTAAAGAACTAAAGGTGCTTGAGAAAAAAGGCAAGGATATCGCAGATACAATTAAATCAAAGGAACTAGAAAATGAAGAAATAATAAAAGAACATTATAAATTAAGAGAAGAAAAAGAAACTGAATTGTCTAAGGTAGCTGCAGACTATGAAAAGTTACTAAATGCTATTAAAGAAATAGAAAAAGAAAAATCAACAATAGAAGCAAACAACGCTACAAGAAAGCAACTACTTAAACTACAAGAAGAAAATAAGGTTAAAATCGAGGAAGCTAAAAAAGATATAGAAAACAGTGATAAAAGAAAATCAAACATCAAAATGCAAATGGACGCAGCAAAAGAATTTAACTCTATTAAGTTAAGAAAACAAGCTGAAAACATAAACGTATATTTAGACAAGGTGACAATACAACTACAAAAAGTAACTCAACAAGGAGAAATTAAAGATGACTTTAAAATTTTATACGAAGGTAAGGAATTTAATGTACTAAGTAATTCAGAAAGGATCAAGGCAGGTCTAGAAATAGGAAATTTAATTATGAATAACATAAATTTCAAAATTCCTATTTTTATAGATAACGCAGAAAGCATAACCAAATACAACGAACTAGACACACAAATAATTGAAGCGAGAGTTGTTGAAGGCCAAGAGCTTAAGGTGGAGGTGAAATAAGTGGCTACTATATATGAAAAGCTCATGAATATACAAGCAGAGTTAAAAGTCCCAAAGAGCCAGTATAGCGAATTTGGTAGCTATCATTATAGAAGTTGTGAAGAGATACTAGAAGAACTAAAACCCTTACTAGTGAAAAACAAGGCTACTTTAATTATAAATGATGAAATTATGCAAGTAGGTGACAGATACTACGTCAAAGCAATAGCTAAACTAATTGATATAGAAAAAGGCGAAAGCATAGAAACGACTTCCTATGCAAGAGAATCTGAAACCAAGACAAAGATGGACATAGCACAAATTACAGGCAGTACAAGTTCATATGCACGAAAATACGCTCTAAATGGCTTATTCGCAATAGATGATACAAAAGATGAAGATTATTTAAACGATAAACAAAAAAAGGTTAATGCTAAGACAAATAAATCGAACAATCAAAGTAAACCAAGTCAAAATAACTTAGCAAGTGAAAATCAACTAAACCTTATATATAAATTATCTGCAGAAAAAAACTATAGCAAAGAAAGTATGAGTAATTACATCAAAACTATGTATAAGAAAAGCAAGAGCAACGAACTAACGAAATCTGAAGCTAGTGACTTAATTACCATGCTACAAAAACTAGAGAAAAAATAGATGGGAGATATGTTCTCCTAATCTATTTTAAACAATAGTACAAGCCGATACAGAAAAGATAGCTATACATCTAGAGTATTTGTAAGACAAGCAAATAAAAAGCATTAAAAGGCAAATAAGAAGGTTTTTAATAAAAATAAAAAATAGGGGGAATTATTGTGAACTTAGAAAACAGTATTAAGGATGTTATATCAAAGAAATTGGAAGATGGAACTGTTGAAAGGCTTGTAGGAGAACAATTAGAGAAAGGAATTAATGAAGCTTTAAATAGCTTATTTAGAAGTTGGGGAGATGGAAGTAAGGTCATAGAAAATAAACTTAAAGAAGTCATTATTCCATACCTAGAGAGTTACGATTATTCAAAGTATATTTTAAAACTAGATACAGTATTGGTTGAAATATTGCAGAATACAACATTGGACAATAAGAACATATTAGAGAATTTTAAGGATTTAATGACGTTAGAAGATAGAGAAACAATAAAAGTTTCTGAAATATTTGATAAGTGGATGGACTATGTAGCTAAAGAAGTTGATACATCAGACTTAGAAGTGGAATTTGATGATGGACCAGAATATGAGTATGTAAATGTGACTATGGAAGTTGTATATGACGAAACGAGAAGTTGGAGCAATTTCAAACACGCTACTATAGTTTTAGAGTGTGAACATGATGAAGAATTAAACAGAGAAATAAGAATATCGGAGTTTATGAGTTATGGATGGGATATTAATTCAACACCAATTACCAATATTAGTTCACTTAGAGGGATTGATAAATTCTCTATATTCTTAATGAGATTGGCACAATCAGGAACAAAGATAATTATCGATGAAGAATATGTAGATGAAGGAGTTCGACCTGAAGCAGAGCCAGAAGCTAGTTTTAGTTAGGAGGTCAGAGATAGATTTTGTAATGTTTCCATATTAAAAGGAGGATGTAAAATGAAAAATAAAAAAATAGTATTAATTATATTTTCAATTGTGTTGATAGTGACACTTACAAGCTGTAGACAAGCAGAAAGAGTATCGTACAACGTATCGAAAGAAGCAGATAATTTCAATGTGATAAGAAGATTAACAGTCTTAAACGCAAGAACAGACAAACCTATGTTTGAACTAATTGGAGCATTTTCTTTTGAACTGCAAAACAACCGAATAATTGCAACAGTAGAAACTGGGCCAAACGAATATAAAAAACATTCCGTAGGATTAACAGAATGGACCTTATGGGTAGTGGAAGATGTAGGTGGTGCAAATGTAGACAAATACCACTATGAAGTAAACTTCTTACCCGAAATGATTAAACCTGTAAAATTTACAAGCAACGATTAGGAGGTCAAATAATGAGTTTATTCTCGTTAGGATTATTCATCTGGATGTTTAGTGTAGGAATGTGGCTAGATATACAAAGGAATAGTAAGGGGGAAGATTAATGGAAAAGTTTTATATTGCAGAGGAAGGTTCGAAATTAAGAAAAGATTATTTAGAACATTTAGAGAGTGCTAAAAAAGTTAGGAAATTGGCAATACAGTTATTTGAAACACATGGTATAACCGCAAAAGAATATTATGCAAATAACAATTATATTCACATTGTTCCAACCGAAGAAGATAAAGAAAAATTTAGCAATCAATTATGTAAACCTAAAGATGGTCTATATAGGTTTAGAGCTAATTCTAAAATCAATAGAGCGTGGGTTAGAACGTTAGAAGCAAATGAAGTTCAAGTCATATCTAGACCAATGGTTCCATTATATTTTGGCATATATTGGGGAGGTCGGATGCAATCAAGATTATTTGAAATAGATGGAGTTGTTTATTGTTCATTTAATGCAGATGGGGAATTTAAGCCTAAGGATAAACTAACAGAAATAAAAGCTAGTGAATTCTTTAAAGTAATAGAAGATTATAACGAGCGAATAAAGGAGAATGAAAATGCCATTTAGAGAGTATTGTTGTAGTCGTTGTGGATTAATTTGGTTTGGTAATTATAATGGGGCCAAATACGATACTTGCCCCGAATGTAAAAATGGAGAACAGGAAACCGAATATCCAATATATGCTTGCGACACCTTTGGTTGGGCTTATGCAAATGAAGGAGTGGTTACAGATTTAGAGGGCAGAGGAAAGAGAATCCATTACCACAAAGACCATCCTTGGGCATACAAGAACGATAACCATTAAAAGTACGAGAGAAGGTGCTGATGATGAAAAGAGAAAGAGCAGTAATATTGCTATATTTTGTGATTCTTCTAACAGCTATAGCTGGAATGAAAACTATAATTAATGAATTCAAAGTAGGTTATGAAGAACTAGCAAAGGAAAACGAGCAACTGGAAAGTAAGCTAGAAGAACTGAAAACAGAGAATAGCGAATTAAAAGCAGAAAATAAGGAGTTAAAAGAATCTATCGTTGAGTATCAATCAGAATCTAAGAAACTGAAAGAAAAGATAAAAACTACAACATCTAGAGGAAATGTATCAAGGAGTTTAGGCGAATTTGTTGTTACCTGTTACGACTTATCGGTCCAAAGTTGCGGCAAGCCAGTAGGTAGTAAAGGCTATGGAATAACAGCTAGCGGAGTTAGTCTAGTAGGACATACATGGAAAACAGCCAGGGCTATAGCAGTAGACCCTAAAGTAATACCACTGGGTAGTAAAGTAAGGCTAACTTTTACAGAGAAAGGATATAGCAAATACAATGGCATTTACAACGCAATTGACACAGGTGGAGCAGTAAAAGGCAATAAGATAGATTTCTTCTGGGGAGATTTTAAGCAGAACGAACCACACAAAAGTTTGTGGGACTTTGGGAAAACAAAAGCAATAGCGGAGATTGTAAAGTAGGTGATAAATTGGCTAAAAGATACTATTGGCTAAAACTAAATGAAAACTTCTTCGAGAGAGAAGAAGTCAAAGTTATAGAGAATATGCCAAACGGAAAAGATTATATAATTTTCTACTTAAAACTATTATTAAAATCAATTAGCACAGAAGGCAAATTAAAATTTAGAAATATAATTCCTTACACTCCTGAAATGTTATCAGCAATTACAGGAACAGATATAGACACAGTTAGAGTGGCAATAGATTTATTTGCAAAGTTAGATTTAATGGAGGTTTGGGATGATGGAACTTTATTTATGATTGAAACTCAAAATATGATAGGTTCTGAAACAGATTCGGCTAAGAGAGTAAGAAAGCATAGACAGAAAAAAGCCCTAGAAAGCGAAGAAAATAAAGAAATGTTACAAAGTAACACTGATGTAACAGAAGGTAACGACGAAGTAATAAAAAGTAACACAGATATAGATATAGAGATAGATACAGATACAGATAAAGATATAGATACAGATAAAGATATAGATAAAGAAGATAAAGACATGTTGCAACAAAGTAGCAACGATGAAAAGTCAACTGAAATAAAACTTAAATTTGAAGAAGATTCTACAGAAATAGCATTAGCAAGATTTATGATAAGTGAAATGTTAAGGGTTAAACCTGACAGCAGAGTTCCAAAAAATGATGTCAAAAGCCTGCAAGACTGGGCCAAGCATATTGACTGGATGATTAGATTGGACAAGCGAACTCCAAGAGCAATAGCAGAGTTATTTAGATGGGCTCAAAACGATACATTCTGGTGTAGCAACATCAGAAGTCCACAGAAATTAAGGAAGCAATGGGACACATTAGAACTTAGAAGGGCTGGAGAGAAAAAACCTAAGCAGAATAAAAACTTATCCAAGCTAGAGGAAATGTATCAAGAAGCACTAGCGGAGGAAGAGGGTGGATTGATTGACTAAGCCAGAAGTAATCAAGTTACTAGCAATGTTGTCGGTAGCTTATCCAAACATGAAAGAAGTTAATGAACAAACAGTTAAGCTATGGTACCAATCATTAAAAGATATAAGAACAGAAGATGCACTGATAGCAGCTGAAAAGCATATTATGGAAAGTCCATATCCTCCTACCATAGCAGATATAAGAGGAATTAAAACAGCTAAAAAGACAGGCTTCCATAACTTTAAGCAAAGGACAGACAAGTATACAGAAGCACAGCTTGAAGAAATATGCAGAAAAAAAAGAGAGGAACGCTTGTCAATGTTACAAGACAATAAAGAAATGTTAAGTTTAGAAGATAAAAGCAAGGAGGGATAATTTGAAACTCAAACCGATACCTTTCCAATCCTGCTAAAGCAGGTTACAAGCCCGAGAATATATCGTCTATTCAATTAGGTTCACGACCTATTAAAAGGCGTTTTAGCTGTAGAAACGAAGTGCAAAATTGCATATGACTTGCTCTCTTAGGTCGTTCCTAAGGGGATGGGTAGGCTTTGCAATTACCTATTCGAGATGAAATATATCTTGAGTGGGTGGAAAGGTGAAACATATAGTTAGTTTTTCAGGTGGCAAAGACAGTACAGCATTATTACTAAGAATATTAGAAGAAGATATGCAAATAGATGAAATAATATTTGGTGACACAGGAGTAGAATTTCCAGAGATGTACGACCATATTGCCGAGGTCGAGAAGATGGTCGGCAGAAAAATAACAGTATTAAAAAGTCAGTACAGCTTTGAATATCTAATGTTTGAATATGAGAAAACGAAAGGTAAAAACAAAGGTAAAAAAGGATACTCATGGCCTGATTTTAGAAACAGATGGTGCACTCAAGCACTTAAAAAGCAATTAATAAGTCAGTACCTAAGCAAATATGAAGAAGTAACAGAATATCATGGCATAGCACTAGATGAATCACATAGGGCAAAGAAAAATAAAGATGGAAGAAATATTAAGCATCCTTTAATTGAATGGGGAATGACAGAAAGAGACTGTTTAGAGTATTGCTATAGTAAAGGCTTTGATTGGAATGGACTGTATGAGAAATTAGACAGAGTAAGTTGCTATCTATGTCCATTACAACGATTAGGGGAACTAAAAGTAATATACAGAGATTATCATGAACTTTGGCAAAAGATGAAAGAATATGACTTTAGAAGCATAAAACAGTTTGGAAGAAAATTCAGAAGTGATTACAGCATACAGGAATTAGAAGAAAAATTTTACTGGGAAGATAGGCAAACAACAATGTTTTAAGGAGGGATAATGTGGAACTTGACAAGGCTATATCAATACTGAAAGCGTGGGTTAATCTAGATAGAAAAATGATGAACTTGAAAGAACCTAAGAGTGACTTTGATAAATTTGTTGAAGAAAAGAATATAGCAATAGAAAGAGTTATAGAGGCATTAGATGAAGAATAGGTATAGGTGATTAAATGGAACTTACAAGCATAACTAAAGAATTATATCAAGGCAGTAAAAGGCTAGAAAAAGCAAGCGAAGAAATATTCAAACTGGCAAAGGTAATGGCAGAAAAAGAAAGAGATTATAGAGTATCATTAGCGGCAGAAAAGATAAAACTAAGAGATGAAGGTATGCCAGTTGGACTTATAGAGGATGTAGCAAGAGGGAATTTAGCAGACTTACGATACGAAAGGGACTTGGCAAAAGAAACATATATAGCTGCAAGAGATAGTATGAAGGCTATACAAATACAAATAGGGGCATTACAAAGCATACTAAGGATACAAAGTGAAGTATAGGAGGCAATAATGGATAAGAAAATAGTACAAGCAGTACAAAAGAGGTCAGGCGGTGTTTGCGAAGTATGTAAAGGTAACTACTTATTGCAACACCATCATGTAATCGGAGGGAAAGGAAAAAGAAAGCTTTGTGAAAACAAATATTCAGTTAAGTTTTTATGTTGGAACTGTCACCATGGAGATTATGGGGTGCATGGGAAAAATGGTGATGAATTAGATCTGAAACTAAAAAAAGAATTACAAAACACTCTATATACAGTATTAGACAAGAATCTATACACGGAAGAAGAACTGATAGAAATATTAGGTATAGAACCAAGGCAATCGTGGTTATTAGTTAAAAAGCTACCGGCACATATAACAGGCGACAGTGTTTATTATAGAAAAGAAAACATCATCAAAAGACTGATGGGAGACAAATTTTATTAGGAGGAAGACCATGAAAGATAGAATTTTCAACATAGTAGGTCCAAGTGGCAGTGGAAAAACCACCATTGCCAAAGAATTAGAAAAGCTAGGCTATAACATAATTCATAGCTACACTACAAGACCACCGAGATATGAGGGAGAGTGGGGACATACTTTTATAGATAAATTGGTAGAGAAAGAAGGTGCGATTACAGGGTATGACAGCGAGGGAACCCAAATACTAAAGGCTTACGAAGGTGAAAAAGGTGAAATGATAGCTTTCTTCAATGACTATTCTAAAGGCGAAGTGTATTTTGCAACCAAAGAACAATACCAAGGCAAAGGCACAAGCATATATGTAGTAGATCCAGATGGAGCAGAACAAGTTAAAAGGAACGTCAAAGATGCAGAGGTAGTAACAATATTCCTGATGGCAGATGAAGGAGTTAGAGCTAGTAGGTTGAGTGACAGAGCATACGAAAGTAGAGGTGTTCCTAATTATGTGTCTATTCTCAATGCGGGGAAATTGATTGAATTGCAAAGAGCCAAATACGAAATATGGGAAGAAACTGAAAGTAGACTAACGAAAGATGCAAAAATCTTTTCTAAATGCAAATGTGATTATGTAGTAGATGCAAACAGAAGCATTGAAGAAGTATTAGCAGATGTGAAAGAGATTATTGGAGGGATTGAATGAAGTTTTCGGTAAAAGAAGGGCAAAAAATATTTATCGCAATGCATGATAGGTTTGTGAATAGAACAGCGACAACCTTTGAAGGTGAGATAACAAAAGTAAATACAAAAAGTTTTTATGTAAAGACTTTCGATAGAGGAACAGAGCTTAGATTCGATAAAAGAACGGGAATAAGCGAAGGCTTTACTTGCTATTACAAAGCTTATCCAGACAAAGAAACTTATGACAGCATAATAAAAAGAATAGAAGAAGAAAAACAGCTAAAATGCGATATAAGCGAAACAATCAGAATTAGCGAACTAGGCTTAGATGATTTACTGAAAATAAAAGAATACATCAAGAAAATTATTAAGGATGAATAGATTGTGGATAAATTTTATACCGTAAAAATCGACGAAGGTTATATTCATAGAAGCGTATACGAAGATGCAACAGATGATATTTCAGAAGCGGTTAAATTCTATTCAAGGGAAAGAGCGATAGATTTTGCTAAGGAATTAAAAAAAGAACGTGAACCCAAGGTGTTATTTGTAACTTGCAAATATGAAATTAAAGAACTGGAGGAATGCAAAAATGTGTAAATGTATATTAACTACAGAAAAGAGATTTAAAGAAGAATTATCTCTAAAAAATGAAGATTATAAAGATGTAAAAATAAAATATACGTATTTCCTAAATAAGATGATAGGTTTCAAGGATGGCAAAGCTAGGCTTGTAATACCAATAAATATTGAAGGTACTAAGCTAAATAAAAAAGGAAAAGAAGTAAAAATTAAAAAAACAGAATATTTAATGACAGAGTATTGCCCATTCTGTGGAGAAAAGTATTCAAAGGAGGAATTAAACAATGGCAGATGTTAAGAAGGTAATTTTAGTTCATAAAGATGGTACAACAGAGGAATTTGATAGGTTTATAGGAACTTTCATAGATGATAACAACAATCAGATGCTGGTGAAAAACATTGCTTCATCAGAAGCGGCTTTAGCGATTGTTAGAATGAATTGGCTCCTAAATAAAACGATAGAAAACAGCTTAAAGGAGGAATGTTAGATGAAACTAACAATAGCAGATATAAGAGAATATCGAAACAAAATGAAAACAGTAATAGCCAATGGATTTGTTGCAAAAGATTTTAAGGCTTTAGGTAGAGAATTAAGAGATAAATTCAATATTACGGATAGAGAAGCCATAAACATTTTAGTAGAAATAATTATCAATGGAAAAGATGAAGAAATATTAAAAATATTAGAGAAACAGGAGGAATGTTAATTATGAATTCAGTAGTGCTTATAGGGAGATTAACTAGAGACCCTGAACTTAGATTTTTACCAGGCAACGGAACACCATTATGCAGATTCAATCTAGCAGTAGACAGAGGATTATCAAAAGAAAAGAAACAAGAAGCAGAAAGCAAAGGATGGCAAACAGCAGATTTTATCAATATCACAGTTTGGGGAAAGATGGGCGAATCATGTGCTACTTATTTAGCAAAAGGTAGATTAATAGGAGTACAAGGCAGGATTCAAACAGGCAGTTACACCAAAGATGATGGGACAAGGGTGTATACAACAGAGGTGGTTGCAAGTAATGTAGAGTTTTTAGAATGGGGAGACAAGCAACAAGGCAATAGTGGACAAGACAATTCTATACCAGATGGATTTATGCCAGTAGATGATTCGGATATACCTTTTTAGGAAGGAGGATATAATGTGGCTCTTCGCAATTGGACAGACGAAGAAGAAAAATTCGTCATGGACAACTACAAAGAATTAGGAAAAGAACCAATAGCAATTAAGCTAGGCAGAACTCCAAGAGCAATAGAGACAAGATATTATCAAATACAGAAAGAAAAGAAAAAGTATGGATTTAGGAAGCCAAAGAAAAATAAAAGGGAAGTCCTTTGTTGCCCTATATGTGGCAAACCAAGTAACACAGTAACATCTTGTATAAATAATAACGTAAAAACCGTTTATTATTGTACAAGTTGCTTAATAGAATTTCAAGGTGCAACGCTAATACCACCACTATTGGACAAAGAGGTGAAAGATAAATGAAAAATCCATGTTACAGGTGTGAAGAAAGAAAACTATATTGTCACAGTCAATGCAAAGACTATAAGGAATGGAAAGCTGAATCCAAAACAAGAGATAAGGAGGAATGCCAATATCTCGACTATGTAACACAGGCAATCGGTAGGATGAAAGGCAATGGGAGGTGGGGATAATTACAGAAACAAAGATAGTAGTACCTGGTAGACCAATACCATATGTAAGAATGACTCAACGAGGTAAATACGTAAAAAAGAATGCACAGAGATATATGGATTATAAATCCACAGTAGCATGGTCCTATAAAGCTAAAAAAGGTCCTAAACTGAACGGAAATATAGAAATAGGTGTAACAGTATACCTTCATGGGAAAACAACTCCTATGGGAATGGATGGAGACGTAGACAACTATATTAAAACAGCAATGGACTCACTAAACAAAATAGCATATGACGATGATAGACAAGTAGTTAGGGCTATAGGAGAAAAGAAACCATGCAAGAGTCAGAAAGAAGAGAGAATGGAAATAAAACTTAGGGAGGTAGAGTAAGTGAGAGAGATTAAATTTAGATTTTGGGATGACGTAATAAAACATATGTATTATGGCGAAGAGGTGGAGTATAGCGAAAATGAGCTCAGGGCCAATTGGCACTGTATAACTAAAGAATATGGACTAATGGCTGGAAATGTTGGGCCAAGTGGAATGGATAGTTACGATTTAATTGTAATGCAATACACAGGGCTTAAAGATAAGAATGGCAAGGAGATTTACGAAGGAGATATTATAAGGGATAAGGTAGCCGAAGATGAATATATATTGGCAGAAGTAGTATATGTCAATGGTTGTTTTATGGGAAAAGAGCCAACACACGAACCAGAATATCCTATATATGACTTTTTGAAAGGAGAAGTTATAGGCAGCATATACGAAAATCCAGAATTGTTAGAGGAGGTAAAATAATGAATATTCAATTAGATGAAAATTATAGAATCACAACTGATCCATTAAACTTTATTTTAGAAGAAAAGAGAATAGCTCAATCAGGGAAAAACAAAGGCAATGAAATATGGGTCAATGTAGGGTATTTTGGAACATTGAAACCACTATTAAAAGATTACATCCAAACCAGCATTAAAAACTCTAACATAGACGCTATAGAAGGCTTAATGTCACGAATAGATGAAATAGAAGAAAACATTAATAAATGTACAAGCACTAAGAAAATTGAAGAATTAACAAAACGAGTAGATGAACTAGAAAAGAAGGTTGGTAAGCGTGAGTAGGCAACAAAAAAGATATGCACAAAGGCAATTAGCAAAGGTTGATCCAACAGTATTAAGAGAGTATGAAAAACAAATATTTTTAAAAGGAATTATGGCGGGATTAAAAGCTACAGAAGATGGGCTTAGGTCCGAGTTTGGATTCGGAGACAAGAGGTTACAGAGATTGGCAGAAATCATCAAAAACAACATAAAGGAGGAATAAAAAATGGATAAATGCGACCAAGAATCAGCGGCTTATTGCAAAGTTAAAATAGCTTATAACAAATATATTGGAAGTAAACTTTGTGAAGAGTGTTGCGACTACTGTCAATACAAAGAACATTGCGAAGATGTATGCCAAGCAATAAGAGAGCAGAATAGAAACAACGTTAAAATACAGTTAACATTCGACTTTGATAGTGGTACATGTGGGTCAGATGAAATAAACGAATTATTGACATCATTTGAAAGTGATGTAGAAAAATACCTTAAAGGCTATTTTGAAGGCGTGAGAAATATAAAAATAGAAGAACAGGAGGAATAAAAATGTTATCCAGGGTAAAAAGTTGGATTAAAAAACTAATCAGGCTTTTTACAAGAGATAAAGAAAATGATGAAAAAGGATTTATAACTATAGGAGAAATAATACCAACAGAAACTAAGAGAGAACTATATAAAATGGTAAATTAGGAGGCAATATGACATTTATAGATGGACTAATTATAGCAATAGTAGTAATTACATTAATAAGAATATTAGAACGCGTAAAAAGGAAATAGGAGGTTTTGAGCATGAAGGCAACATATACAAATTCATTTTGTATGGACCATAAATGCATACATTATTTTGAAGATTCTTGTATGCTTTGTCTTGAAGAAAAAGGCACAGAAATAGAACCTTATAATCTTGAATATATCGAAAAACATGGTCGAGGGAGAAGTAAAGATTGCCCAGAATTTAAAGCAGGGAGTCATCTATTATATGTGGTTGATTTAAAGGAGGAAGATTTTGAATGATAACTTTTGTCGAGATAGTAATATTGATTTTAATATGTATTAACTTTGTTTTATTAATTAGAAACATTAAACGTAACCATGAAATGAAAGTGGTGTGCAAAGGTGAAAAACCATCATATGCAAATGAGTATGCAGCGGGATTGGACCTAAGAGCAAATGAGGAAGTAACAATTAATCCAGGGGATATCGTGGACATTAAATCTAAACTAGCAGTAGAAATACCACACAGACGTTTTGGAATGGTAGTAGCAAGGTCGGGACTAAGTTACAAACGACAAATAAGCCTGATAAATGATGTAGGCATTATAGACGAAGATTACAGGGGCGACATAGGCATAAGACTTATCAACGAAGGCAAAGAACCCTACACCATCAAGAAAGGTGATAGAGTAGCACAGATGATTATTATTCCATATGAACAGCCAGAGTTGGAATTTGTAGATGAATTGAGCGAAACAGAAAGGAATACTAAAGGCTTTGGAAGTACAGGCAGATAGGGCGGATAATGTTATTTATATGCAATAAAGAAAGGGGATAAATATGAAATTCGAATTATGGGAAGCACTTAAACTGGATGGAGATTTAGAGTTTCAAAAGGAATATTTTATCAAGGCATTAACTGGTGAAGTGACATTTGATAATGTAAGAGTTGATGATGAAGGAATATTTAAAGCAGATTTAACAATTAATTGTATAGATGATTTGTTAAGATTACCAAGTATTGTTAGTGATAATATTGTTATCTATGGATTAGATAGTGATTTGATAATGAGTAAAAGAACTATGGTAGAATTGGGGTTAGATTAAATGCACATAACAAGTATCATATGCAATGAAAAAAGGGAGGAATGGAAATGAGTTGTGAAGATTGTAGAAAGTATACAGTAAGTTGTGGAGTGTTAGAAGGATTTGAATGCTGTAAGTGCTGTGGAATTGGAGAATGTGAGTATGACATATGTCCAAAAGAAGAAAAGCTACCAATAAGCCTAACAGTACATGAGTTTTATTATTCTTCTGAAGTGAATGGGGCTTTCAATTCAATAAATAATGCTAAACATGCTTTTTTTAAAGGAAAGTTTAATATGTATCGTTTCAATAATGCTAAACATGCTAAAAGTAAGTTTAAGAAGTTAAAGACTCAACTTGTAGAAGATACATCTATAAGAGAACATGTAAAAGCTCAGTTAATAAAAGATGTAAACAATGGGCTATCATCTTGCAAAGATTTAGAAAATCTAATATTAAACAAGTTAGGACTATCTAAAAAGAAGGGGAATTTTAAATATTTTAAAAGGAATTTAGATAAATTTTCAGATGAAACAATAGGTAAAATTAGAAAGCTAAGTCATTATGAACGATATAAACTTTTAAAGTTAAAAGGTGTAGACAATCCGTTAATTTTAATCAGATAAGACACATAACCAGCATTATACGCAATGAAAAAAGGAGGTAAATTAAATGAAATTATGGGAAATAGCATTAACGATATATTGTTTCATAAATGTAGGATTCAACTTCATCTTACTAACATTAAATCTTCAAAGAGCAAAGATAGATAAAGAATATACAGAAAAACACTTACAAATGGGACAAGACATATGCGACAGTAATGAACAGCTGATGAAAATAAGCGAATTAGAGAAACAAGCTCTGGACCTAATAACAAAGAACGCAAGCTTAACAAGATACAATGAACATCTAAGAGAGATGATGAAAGATAAATAATTTGCAAGCTAGAGTTAAATGTTTAGAACAATTTAACTCTAACGTAAAGGCGACAACAAGGCAAGGACAATAAGCGTTACATGGAGAAAGGGGACAAATAAATGGCAATATTAAAAAAGAGATTTCAATTTACAGGTACTAATTGCAACGAATATGAATTAAACATATGGGAAAGAGAAGATGACGAGATAGACGCAGACATAGAAAAATATTATGTAAGTATTGAAGATGCAGAAAACATGGACGAAATAGACTTTAGTTCTATATCGGATGTAAAGAAAACTATTGAGGAGTTACAAAATGCAATTGATTTTATTGCAAGGATTGGTGATGAAAGATGAATAAACTCATAGACCAAATAGTTGAACTGTATTTCCTTGGGGGAAACTTCAGGGAGATACTCATAGCAAATAGTGAAAAACAAAGAGGAATACTCAAGCAAGATTTAGGCAAAACCAAAAGGGAAAAAAGGTTTAAGAAAGGATATCTAAGAACATCATATAATCAAATGTTTAAAAGCTGGTAAAGGGGTGAAATTGTGGCACAGGAATATATTAGCTACATTCAAACAGAAGAACTTTTTAAGAAGTGGCCGACTTTGCAAGGCATAAGAGAAAGCCTAGAGAGAGAACTGGAACTATATGAATGTACAAGTAAAACAGGGATTACAGACGATGATATTTACACTAAAATCATAGGAAATAAAGTATTAAGCGATTCTCCACATTCGGGTAAATTAAGCGATACAACAGGAGATACGGCACTTAATGCAGAGCAGATGTGGGACAAGGACATGAAAGAAACTAAAAAACATCTACTAGAAGAAAAACTTTATATTGAATTGGTTAATGACAAGCTAGACATAGCATTTAAGCGATTATCTCCTACACAGCAAAAGATACTAAAGTTATTCTATATAGAAAATAGAACTTGGGCTGAAGTACTAGAACAGCTAAAGAGAGATAACTACATGAGCAAAGATCAGGCAAAGAGACGGAGAAGAGAAGCAATAGAGAAGATACAAAGCATAAGTAAAATCACAGTAGATATGTATGACTATGTGATGAAGTTAGTGGAGGTGGAATAGATGAAGGATTGCTTAGATTATGAGTATAAATATAAATGTTTTAGCAGTTATCAACTACTGATTGATTTCCTCAATTACAAAGAAATACCAAAAGAAAACATTATTAAAATAGAAAAAACATATCTCGGCAATGTACATCTGCTTTATATAAAACCAAAGGATTATAGCGAATTCTATTAAAAAGGGAGGTGGAATAGGTGATAACTGTTAACCAAAAGAATTTTATATTAAGTCTTTATGAAGAATTAGGGCAAGAGCCAGAGGTTGACATTGACAGCTTAACTAAACAGGAAGCAAGTGCAATTATACAAGAATTACTAGAAATAAAAGGCGAGGTGGAATAGGTGAGTAAATTTGAATATGCTAGTTTTTATGGGGGATGGGAAGATTTTGCAGTTAATGCAGAAAAATACACCAAACAAGAAGCAATAGAAGTATTTGAAAGAGAATGTGAACCTGACAAAGTCGGAAAAGAAATAGGGCAATATGAAGTTTTAGAAATGTATGTAAAATGGAGAGCTGGGATAAATGATGATGGAGAACCTTGTGCGGGTTGGTGGCTTGAAAGTTATAAAAGAAAGAAGGGCAGTTGTCCTGTATGGGCATTTAGTAAAAAAACAAAAGGCGAGGTGGAGTAAATGAAAATCATAAGAGCAGATAGAGGACAAGGGAAAACAACGGAATTAGTCAAAATGTCAAATAAAGAGTGGAAATATATCGTATGTAAAGATACGCAAAGAGTTGATGTAATCGTAGGTACAGCTGATAAGTTAGGTTTAGATATACCTTATCCAATAACGGTAAGAGAATTACCAATAAGCCAAGGAGCTTTTATAAAAAGTGTATTAATTGATGATATAGAAGATGTGCTTCAATATCTTATAGGTAGAAGAGTTGATTATGTTACTACTTCATGTGAAATTGTTGAATTGGAAAGGAGAGAGATAAAGAATGACTAGAGAAGAATTGCTAAAGGTAGGGAAGCTCATTTTGTTTAATACAGAAATGGTGAAGGCAATACTGGATGGTAGAAAGACTTGTACTAGAAGAGTTATAAAATTTCCAGAAGGAATGACTGGACATTTACCTGAAAGCGGAGCAACGGATTATATTTATTATCCAGGTGGAATAAAGCGACCACCATACAAAGTTGGAGATATTCTTTATGTTAGGGAAACATGGTGCTATGGAGCAGATACAACAGAAATATTGTTTGAACCTGAACCAAGAGCGTACGACATTCTTTACAGAGCTGACTACAAATATTTAGATGAAGACATAGTAAAATGGAAACCATCAATTCATATGCCTAAGACAGCAGCAAGGATATTTTTAAAAGTAACGGATGTAAGGGTTGAGAGGATTATGGATATAACAGAAGAGCAGGCAATCAAAGAAGGATTTAATTCAAGAGAAGAATTCATCAAAGCAATATTAGAAATATATCCAGAATGTACAGAAGAAAGTTGGGTGTGGGTTATCGAATTTGAAAGGGTGGAGGTAGAGCAATGATGGAAGTTGAATTTAGAGGACTAGGTGAAAATAGGGTTTGGCATTATGGACTGCCCTCATATGGCAGAGACAATCAAATATCAGAAATAGAAGTTAAATGTTGTGGTGAGTTCGTGAAGGTTATACCTGAAACCATAGGACAATACATCGGTATAAAAGATATTCACCAAAAGAAAGTATTCCAAGGCGATATCGTTAAAGTTAGAGAAACAATATATACCAATTGTGGCAGAGAAGAAATAGAGGGAATAAGGGAATATACAGGCGAAGTAGTATTGCACCAGTACGGATGGTATATAGCTGAAAAAATATTAGGAGGAATAAGGTATCACTCACTATGGCTATGGAATATAGAGTGCAAAGAAGGAGAAGAAGATGACACCATGAAGATTCTAGGCAATCGTTGGGACAATCCAGAAATGGCAGTAATCAAGGAGTGATTAAAATGGATATTGATGCTGATGATAAATTCATAATCGAAAACTATAAAAAATTCACTTATGATGAAATGGCTAAAAAGCTAGGAATAACAAGAAGTGTTTATGATTACAAAGTAAGAATACTAAGAGATAAAGGACTCATAGAAAAGAAAAAAGAAAATGTAAAACAGAAAAGTAATTCAGCTTTAGCAAGTTTTAAAGAATTAGATAACGAACTAAAAGAAGGCAAAAAATATAATATCAAATACACAGGAAGGCACAGGAAAAACGGTGGCAATAGATTCACAGGAACATTGCTTAAAAAAGCTGATAGGTTTTATATATTTAGAAGCAATAGTGGATATGTAGAATGTTTTTTAAAAGTAGACTTTATGACAAGAGAATACACAATTAAGGAGGTTTAGGATGAAAGCAGAATTCGACAATGCGACGATAAAAATATGGTTCAACAGCTTGTCTACTTCAAGAAATTTTAACAATGTAACAGAGATAGAACAATCGGGCAACATGGCATTAGTAAGAACAAGGGAAGGACATCAACATTTAGTAAATATGAGCAATGTCAACTTAGTTGAGGAAATAGACTCAAGCAAAAGAAACTACTAACTACTACTAGGAAGGTGATAATGTGCAAAACATAAAATGTGAATTATATCATGACAATTTTCAAAATTATAAGCGTTATAACATACCAAAGGCACAATTGGTTATAGCTGATATTCCATACAATTTAGGGGTAAATGCATATGCTTCAAGTACAGAATGGTACATTGACGGAGATAATAAGAAAGGCAAAAGCAAGAAAGCGGGTAAACAATTCTTTAACAGTGACAGCAATTTCAATCTAGTAGAATATATGCACTTTTGTAGTAAATTACTTAAAAAAGAGCCAAAGGAACGAGGACAAGCACCAGCAATGATTGTATTTTGTGCATTCGACCAAATGCAGATGCTAATTGACACAGGTAAAAGATATGGATTCAACCATGACTACCCTCTATTCTTTATAAAAAACTATAGCCCACAGGTTCTAAAAGCAAATATGAAAATAGTAGGAGCAACAGAGCATGCAGTAGTTTTGTATAGAGATAAACTTCCTAAATTCAATAACAATGGGAAGATGATATTTAATTGGATGGAATGGCCCACAGATAAAGATACACCAAAGATATATCCGACACAAAAACCAATTCCGCTATTAAAGAAGCTAATATCAATATTTACAGATGAAGGGGATGTAGTAATAGATCCGGTTGCAGGGAGTGCAACAACACTAAAAGCAGCAGCAGAAACAAATAGACATAGCTATGGTTTTGAGATAGATAGATTTATTTATAGAAAGGCTAAAGACATAATGTTAAGCAGTATTCAAGTAAGTATGCCATTAGACCAAATGATGATAGGTCAATAGGGTGTGAGTGCAAGGGGAAGTCCCAAAAGTTTGGCGACCGAAGGGCTTCTCCACAAGCACACACAATTTTAGTATAGCATTTTTGGAGGGGTTTGGTTTGAAAGAATTAAAAAAGTTAATTAAAGAACTGGAAGATAGCTTTAATAGATGGGAACATTTAAAGGAATATGGAGGGCAAGACCCATTTTGGGAAGATGGTTGCAATATGAATCTAGTTAGAAATCATATATTCAATGAAAAAAGAAGAATAAAGGAATTATGCGAAAAAGACGAATTAGAACTTCCAGATATTTATTATAGAGAAACTCCACCGGAGGTAGACCAGGAGTATATGGCTAGAGCAGATGAAATAAGAAAAAATGCAAAGATAGCATTAAAAGAATATAAAGCCAACGAAGATTATCAATATCTTTTAAAGGCAATAAATATGCTTAACAAAAGGCAGATAGAGCAAACGGCAATAGACAACGTTATTGGCTATTGTAGAGGACTAGAAGATTATATAAAAGAAGATGATTTAGTGGCAATGAGAAGGCACGAAGGATATGAACGATACCTTGATAGCTTTAAAAAATGTAGAGAAAGAGTAGAGGAAGAACCAAAAGAAGGTCAGATATCACTATTTGAAATGATGGTATAGGAGTTGATATAGATGTTACAAATGTCACTATTTGAAGATTCTCTAGAAGAAAAATTTCAAAAAACTATAATGGAAGATTTAAAAAGGGGGAGCGGCTTTGAAGATGGAAAGAAAAGAATAAAAGAAATGTATAAGAAAGATATTACTAAAAGTGAAAGAATAAAACTTCTAAAGGATGAATACGGCGTAGGCGGATATTCATTTAGAGCAAGTGGAGGAATAAGACAGTCCCACGATAGTAAAGGAATAACAATAGAATTATACACAGGCGAAGAAAAACATTACAATTGGAACGAATTACATGACCTGATACTAACATTAATAAATATAGGGCAGTACTAAGGAAGGGGGCTATGAATGACAGTTCAAATATTGGAGTTATTTGGCGGAATAGGAAGTCCGAGAATAGCCCTTAGAAATATCGGTATTCCAGTTAAATCAATAGATTATGTCGAAATAGATGAAAAAGCAGTAAAAAGTTACAATGCAATGTTCGAAGAAGATTTAAGGTATAGGACCCAAGATGTAAGAGGTTGGAATTTGAAACCCGACATATTAATCCATGGTTCACCTTGTCAAGATTTTAGTATAGCTGGTTACCAGAAAGGAGCAGACCCTAACAGCGGTACTAGGTCAAGCCTTATGTGGGAAACACTTCATATTATTGAGCAAATGGGAGTATGGAAACCAAGGATTGTAATATGGGAGAATGTAAAAAATGCATTGTCTAAGCATATGGTACACAATTTTAATAAATATTTGTCTAAGATGAAGCAATTAGGATATACAAATTCATACGAAATATTAAATGCTATGGATTTTGGATTGCCGCAAAATAGAGATAGGGTATTTACTATTTCGTGCCTAGATGGTACTAAATTCAACTTTGATGATCTAATTAGAACAGAACCACCACATATAAAAGAATTCTTAGAAGATACAGAGGAAGAAAAATATATAGTAACTCAACCTAGCATGTTGAAAGTGATAAACAAGAAAAGCGATTCAACTTTCAATGGTAGAGTGCGTATAATAGATGATTTTTGTTGGACCATAACTACTAAGCAAATGAGAAGTCCGAACAGTGGGGTCATTGACCTAGGAGATGGCAGATACAGATATTTAACTGAAAGAGAATGTTGGAGATTGCAAGGATATTCTGATGAAGATTTTGAAAGAGCATTAGCAGTTCATCCAGGCAGAGAAGGTTGTTTAAATGGAGCATTATATCACCAAGCGGGTAACTCAATACCAGTAACAATCTTTGAAAGCATATTTAGAAAAATATTCTATGGAGAAGTTGAACATAGGACAAGACAATTAACCATAAACGACTTATAAGGGGGAGTTCATATATGACTAATAAAATCATTGACTTTAACATAATGAGAATCAATAAAAATGCACAGAAAATATGCAGGTGCGACCCACCAGCATATGAGATTGATACAACTAATAGATTAGTTCAATGTACCAAATGTGGTGCTTATATACACCCGTTCGATGCCTTGGTAGGTTTAGCTGAAAATATAGAGTGGTACAACGAGGAAAAAGAGCGACTTAATAAAGAGCGAAACGAGCTAATAGAGAAAAAGAATGAATATATAAAGGAGATAAACTCACTACACAACAAAAGATTTAGAATGAATGCATTTAGAGATTTACAAAATTCATACATGAGGGGCATGATGCCAAGATGCCCTCATTGTGAAAGGGCATTTGACCCTACAGAAATAGACCATTATACCAATAAAGAATGTTGTAATTACAAGAAGGGAGCAAAGGAGGAATAAAGCTATGATAAGAGGATTGATGGCTTATTTATATCGTGAAAATACAGTAGTGATGGAAAAATCAGACATAAAAAACAATCCACCAGATGAAGATTTTAGACCTGTTAGGCTTTTTATAGATGAGAAACATATAAGACAATGGTACAAAGAATTAGAGATGGCAGAAGAACAGAGAAAACAAGAAATGGAGGAAATAGAATGAATAAAACAAAAATAGATTGGTGCGATTATAGCTGGAACCCAGTTACAGGGTGCTTGCATGGGTGTGAATATTGCTATGCTAGAAGAATTGCCAATAGGTTTGGAGAGCATAGAGATGAGAAAGGGGTGGTCGAATTACATTATAAGCGAGATAATCCATATCCTTATGATTTTTACCCTACATTCCATAAATACAGATTAGATGAACCTTCAAGAAAGACCAAAGGTGTAAATATATTCGTATGTAGTATGGCCGACTTATTTGGAGAATGGGTGCCAGATGAATGGATACAAAAAGTATTTAAGGCATGTGAGAAAGCTCCGCAGCATAGATATTTGTTTTTAACTAAGAATCCAGGCAGGTATATAAAATTATACGATAAAAACATATTACCAAATAGAGATAATTTATGGCTTGGCACTACTTGCACTACTTCGAGGGATGAATTTATATGGTTTAAAGATATGAATTTTAAAAGTTTTATTAGCATAGAGCCAATATTAGAGCCATTTGGGGAACTAGTGAATCCGGATTTTTTTACAGATTGGGTAATAATAGGAGCAGAAACGGGCAACAGAAAAGACAAGGTTATCCCTAAAAAAGAATGGATAATGGAGATAAAAGAGCAATGCAGAAATGCAGGAGTACCAATATTTATGAAGGAAAGCCTAAGAGAATTAATGGGACAAGATTTTGTACAAGAGTTTCCATGGGAGAGTGATAATTAATGGATGTTGAAAAAGCAATAAAATTATTAAAGGAATGGATAGACAGAGACAGGGAACATAGGGGAATGTGTAGAACTCAAGTAGGATTAGGTATTAGTGATTTTAAATACGATATAAAGATCGAGGAAAGAAACGTTGCGATAGAAACTGTGATAAATTCACTAGAAAAACAATTAACTAATAGATGGATACCAACAAGTGAAAGATTACCAGAAAAGAATAAACATGTTCTTTTATTTTTAAGAAATAGCGAAGGTAAAGAAATACAAGTGGTAGGATATTTATATTTTTCAGAAAAGGAAGAACTCAAAGCTTATAATAATGAGTTTTCAGTATTTGATGGGGAAGATATGCCAGAATTTTTAATTCAAAGATATGTAAAAGCATGGAGACCATTACCAGAGCCATATAAGGAGGTAGATTAAATGAAATTTGTCGCAGTAGACTTTGACGGATGCCTTTGTGAGAGTGCATTTCCTGAAATAGGAGAAGTTAAAAACATTCACAAAGAAGTACACGAAATGGTTAGAAAGTTGAAAGAAGAAGGTCACATAATAATATTATGGACATGTCGAGAGGATGAACCTGAAAGAAAATACCTAACAGAAGCAGTTGAATGGTGCAAGAAACGAGGAATTGAGTTTGACTATATAAACGAGAATCCACTCAATCCATACGGAGATACAGGAAGAAAGATATATGCAGATGTCTATATAGATGATAAGTGCATAAATCCACATTTATAGGAGGGAATATAAAATGGTAAATAAATGTATTGTATGTGGAAAAGAAATACCTTTAGACCATGCTTGTATATGTGTCAATGGTAAATATTACTCTTGTTTACATCATGAGAGAACAGGAGAATTAGAGAAAGCATTAGATAAGCTAGAGAAGAAAGGGGAATGTAGAATGAAGGTTTATACTCAAAGAATAGTGGGTGGTAATGGTTGTATACATGATAACTTTGGCACAATAGAAGAAGAAATATCATTAGAATTAGATGAACTTTATTACAACGATAAAACAGAAGAAGAAAAGATGAACATCAAAGATAATATATTATACGAAATAAAAAATCTAAAAGTTGGAGAAAAAATAGAAGCATTAGGATTTGAATGGGGATTAACAGAAATGGCAAAAGAAGAAATTGAAAATTTAGACGAATTTACAGGTTGGTAAATTAAAAACTATCAAGGTTTGCCTAAAAATACCAAATACCACCTAAAACAATGCATAAAACATCTTAAAATAGGCAAACCTTACTATAAAACTTTTACAGTATCATACAAGCGTTGTGCATGCATGGTGTTTTAGCAAAGACTGAAGATAATTTGATAAGAAATGATAAATACGAAACAGCATTAGATTATACCGTATGTTATCGCACACTTTCGCACACTTTTGCAACACTAATACACGATAGGATATGATACAATTATAATAGGTAGAAATACCTAGAAGCACTAGTTCATCTACCGATGGTAGAAAGAGAGTACCGGGTTCCTATGGGAAAGCCGGTCTTTTATTACCTATTTACTATGTGCATAACGTGCTTATCTACAATAAGTAGATTGAAGCGGATCTAATGCTCGTGTATTGAGCGAATATAATTAATACAAGTGGCTGGAAGTTTAGAGGTTAGGATAAAAGCAATAACGAAATGTAGTTAGTAAGCAGTGGCTACAACTTATAAGTGGCGAGTGGTAACGACTATACAATTACAGCGTATTAATCTCTATGCTAGAATCTAGAGAAGATAGGAAGTAAGGCTTAGACCTGAAACCAAAATATTCACCTATCTAGTACAAACCATATAATAGGGCCGAAAGTCTCCTAAGTAATTATTGCAAGTAATCCGAGGTAGCCAATAAGTGAACGTGCCAACATACAATTATTATAGCATGGTTCTACTTGTATACAATAGCAATTAACATCTTAATAGGTGTTAAAATATATCTAAATAAACAGGAACACAGGCAGAACTCATCATTCTGCCTAATTTTTTAAACAGGCTTTACAGAAAGATTTGGTGATTTGCCCCCTTTACACCGAGTCTTTCTATTTTTTATACTCAAAAAACGAGGTGTTTCCATGATAGAATACCGAATTAATGAATTTGAAGTAAGAAAAGTTAAAAAAGGATGGATAGTCAAAAATTTAAAAGGCGAATATAAAAACCATAGTCATTTTTATTTTAGTAGAAAAGCCGCTATTAGATGTGCTATATATGCAGATAGAAAAATAATAAGAAATAGCGAAGAAGAATATATGCTAGAGGCATGTAGAAGAATTACCCTAGACAAAGAATATGAAAAAAGACTTATACAACGAATGGAAAAACTTAAAATAGATGAAGAAAAAGGGAAAAAAGAAAAGTATATCAACAAGGGCGTGGTTAAGAAATGAAAGTGTTAAAATGGATAAAAACTCAAAAATTTAAAGCAATAGATTGGTTTATAATTACCTTGGTGTTGTTTTGTATAATATCAAGTGTGATACGTGGATTGACTTTTATAGTGAAGTTAATAAGCAGGTGATGAAAATGAAAGCATATTGTCCATTATGTGATGTCTTAATAGAAAAGCCAAAATGGGAGCATTTAATTAATTATATATACAGAAAAGGCGGACACGTAGGAGAAAATAAATGTCCGTACTGTAAATTGAATATATTAGAAATTGAATTTGAAGAAGGAGAAGATGGCTAGATGGTTTGTCACTACTTGTGGAATACCGTTAAATAAAAAGCAATTTAATTATGGGAAGTTATACCGTAGAGGTAGCGGTGCGGACTGTAAATCCGTTGTCTTAGACTCGAGTGGTTCGACTCCACTACTTCCCACCAAATATGTAGGCTCATGTTCCAAGGTGGCGACAGGATCTCCAAAATCCCGTGCGATAGGTTCGATTCCTATAGCCTATGCCAAATTTAGCATTCTAACAGGGTGATTTTTACATATTTTAAAGAAGGTGAAAAACATGGCCAAAGATTTAATTGATATATTTAAAGGCATAGAGAAAGACACTAAAATAACCTTAATAGTAGAAAGCTTCCTAGGACAAGAAATAGAAACTAAGGCAACCTACATGGGAGAAATAAAACAGGACGGATATATGTCAAAGAATTATGGAAGTTGGAGTTGTTATCAAGACAAATACACACCAATACCTTGCTATAAAGTATTGGTTAGACTATACAGGAAAAAGAATTTATATTGGATGCAGTTATACTATGATATAAAATCGGTCAAATTGGGGTGGGAATGATGGCTATAGACAAATATACAAATGGAATAATGAGAAATTATATTTTAGGTAAACTCCTTAAGAAGAAAAAATCTCACAAATGCGAAGACTGTGTTTGGGGTACATGGACTGGATTAAAATACAAATGTGCATTACCTAGATGCATTCCCAGCCTTGGGGATTTTAATAGAGAAGATCCGAAATAGAGATATAGACACTCAAAGGCAAGTGTCTTTTTTAATATAGAAATCAAATAGTGGGACAGCAATCGACGGATTGTTTCCTGAAAATCCTAGAAAGTAGGGATTACCACTATTGAAATAAAAATTCTAGGGAGATGTTTAAAAATGAATAATTTTAATTTTGATGTAGCGATAGAACTATTAAGAGCTGATGGCAGTATAACTGTAAACAAAAGTCTTATACAAGCCATTGGATTAAATGAAGCTGTATTATATTGCGAATTATTATCAAGATACAATTACTTTAAAACTAAAGAAATGCTAGATGAAGAAGGTTATTTTTATAATACTCAATATGATTTACAGGCTGGGACTGGACTTGGAGAAAAGGCACAAAGGACTGCTATAAACAATCTAAAGAGAATAGGACTTATAAAAGCTAAGCTAAAAGGATTGCCTGCAAGGAGACATTTTAAAATCATACCTAACAGCGAATTACTAGCAAAATTATTGAAAAATGGCAAAGAAAAGGCTGAAAGACTTGCAAATCCTAAAGATACTTCCATAGGGGGTAACTTGAAACAGCCAAAGAAGGAACTTGTTGGCAACCAAAGAAGTGGAAATAATATTCATTATAATAATACTAATTTAAATAATACTAATTCTTTAGAAGGTTATAAGGGTAGCGACAAGTCGCCACTAGGTGTTTTTTTCATTCGATATACTGGATAAGCAAATAGAAAAGATTATGAACTCTATTAGCAATAATGGTGTTATAGGCAATTTAGATACTAACGATATAAAAGAATTTTTCAGAATGTATTATAACTATGGTGGACATATGCGAAACATAGAACCTGCTAAATTAAAGAATGAACAAATAGAGAAAATCATCGATTGTATTTCCTATATAGATGAAGTAGATTATAACCCTACTTTAGATGATTATAAGAAAATAATTATTGACTATTTCAATCAAGACTTCCCTAATTGCGATTATAGTATTAACCATTTTGTAAGTGGTGATGTTTTACTAATGAGATTTTACAATATACAGCATTTATTATATTAAGTTTGGTAGGTGATTAAATGAAAAAAATATTAAAATATTTATTATTTGGCATAATTTCGCTTTTAGTTTCATGTTTTATATTCGGATATGAGTTCAAAATAGAAGATGGCTATTTTACTTTTGAGTGGGGCTTATATCATTATCTAAAAAGACAATACAAGAAACTTGGTAGGTGATTAAATGATTATTAACAGAAAATGGGCTATGCCTAATAAAAACACATTTGACATTAAGCCTATAAAAGAGTTGATTAATAAATATATAATAGATGGGATTATCATCGATCCTTTTGCGAATAAAAATAAAACAGCAACAATTACTAATGATTTAGATACTCAATATGATACAGACTATCATCTTGACGCACTAGATTTTCTTAAATTATTTGATGACAATTCAGTAGATATGGTTTTATATGACCCGCCATATTCACCACGACAAGTAAGTGAATGTTATAAATCTTTAGGACAAACAGTAAACATGCAAACAACACAGGCTAGTTATTGGTCTAGTCAGAAAAAAGAAATAAGTAGGATAGTTAAAAAAGGTGGAATAGTAATTACTTGTAGCTGGAATAGTGGTGGAATTGGGAAGAAATATGGTTTTGAAATAATGGAGATATTATTGGTTTCTCATGGTGGTTGGCACAACGATACGATTGTTGTAGTGGAAAGAAAAGCTATTGAAAAAAGGGAGGATGCTTTATGAATGAAAAATGGACTAGAGCAAGAGCTACTAAGTTTCTAAAGGCTAACGGTGTTGAGGTTACATCAAAACGCATAATTGCAAAACATGGTTACAATGGGCTTGTATCATGTTCAGCTAGAGATTAGCTTATTAATCATTGTGGCTATAAGCAAATGTAAGGAATAAGCTTTATGATAGTAAAAAAGGAATGAGGTGGTGATATGGAGAATAGAAAATTAACAGTAAAGCAAAAAAAGTTTGCTGATGAATTTATTAAGACAGGAAACGCAAGAGAGTCTGCTATAAAAGCAGGATATAGTAAAAAAACAGCAGCAGAAATGGGATATGAAAACCTCAATAAACCTCATATAAAATCATACATTGATGAAAAGATGAAAGAAATAGAAGATAAACAAATAGCAAAAGCTGAAGAAGTATTAAAACATCTTACAGCTGCTATGAGGGGAGAGATAGTAGAAGAAGTAGTAGTAACTGAAAACACCGGAGATTTTGAAAGCAAGGCTAGGATAGTTGAAAAGCAGATATCTGCAAAAGACAGAATAAAAGCAGCGGAACTATTGGGTAAAAGATACAGCTTGTTCACAGACAAAGTTGACGTAGAAGGAAATATGGGAGTAAAAATAATAGACGATATAAGCAGTGATGAAGATGAAGAAAATTAGATTATCAGACTTAATAGCTCCATCTTTTTACACAGTTCATAAAGATATAAAAAAAGGCAAACATATTCACCATTGGCTAAAAGGTGGAAGAGGTTCCACTAAATCATCGTTTGTTGGCATAGAAGTTCCACTGGGGATGATGGACGATGCTAACAAAGGCAATATGACAAATGCGGTGGTGATAAGAAAAGTAAAAGACACGCTAAAAGATAGTGTATTTGAACAAATAACATGGGCGATAGAAAAATTAGGAGTATCTCATTTATGGGATATACCAAAAGCAAAACTAGAGATAACATATATACCCACGGGCCAAAAGATACTATTCCGTGGAGCGGATGATCCTGTAAAGCTAAAGTCTACCAAAGTATCAAAAGGATATATAAAGTATATATGGTATGAAGAATTAGATCAATTTAATGGTATGGAGGAAATAAGGAACATAAACCAATCTCTGATGAGAGGTGGGGATGATTTTGTTGTATTCTATACTTACAATCCCCCTAAGTCAGTACAAAGCTGGGTAAACACTGAATCCGCAATTAAAAGAAACGACAGACTTGTCCATCATAGTAACTATAAAAGTGTGCCAAAAAAATGGTTAGGGGAGCAATTTTTTATAGAAGCTGAACACTTAAAAAAAGTCAATCCAACAGCCTATAATCATGAATACTTAGGTGAAGTAACTGGAACAGGTGGAGAAGTATTTAGTAATGTTAAAGTAAGAGAAATAACAGATGAAGAAATAGCAACATTTGACAGAATAAAGAGAGGAATTGACTTTGGATATGCAATTGATCCGTTTGCTTATGGAGAAATGCATTTCGATAAGACTAGAAGAAAACTATACATCTATGACGAGATCTACAAAGTAGGATTAAGTAATAGAAAAGCGGCAAAACTAATTAAACAAAGAAATATTGGCAATGGACTTATAACAGCTGATAGTGCTGAACCTAAATCAATAGCAGAGCTTAAAGGCTATGGGTTAAACGTAAGAGGAGCAAGGAAAGGTCCTGATTCAGTAGAGTATGGCATGAAGTTCTTACAGGACTTAGAAGAAATCATTATAGATGGAGAAAGATGTCCTAATGCAGCAAAGGAATTCTTAAATTATGAACTAGAAAAAGATAGGAATGGAAATTTTAAAGCTGAATTCCCTGACAAAGATAATCACTTTATTGATTTAACAAGATATGCATTAGAAGACGATATGAGGGGCGCTAGAAAGATAGGAACATTTAATAAATCTAGGTTAGGGTTATAAAAATAGTCACAAAATATATCCTTTGCGACTAAAAAGGAAGGTGATAAATTTGTTTAGATACGACATAGAAGAACCAACACCAGAACAGATACAAGCTTTAATAAAAAAGCATGAAGTAGAAGTAAACCAATGCAAAAAACTACAAGAATACTATGAAGGCAAACACGATATACTGAATAGAAATATAGAAGATAGCACTAAGCCAAACAACAAATTGGTACATGGCTTTCCTAAATACATTGTAGACGTGCTACAAGGCTACTTTACAGGTGAACCAATACGTTATACGAGTGAAAATGAAAAGTTGATGGAATTGTTACAAGATATATTCGATTACAATGATGAACAGGATGAAAATAGCGAATTGGCGAAATCAATGGGAATAAAGGGCAGTGCATATGAATTATTTTTTGTAGACGAAGATGTAAACATAAGGTTTGATGTAGTTGAAAGAGACGAAATGTTGATAGTATACGACACTACAATAGAATGTAAGCCTAACTTTGCTATTAGATACTATACAACTGAAAGCCTATGTGAAAGTGGAGAAATAACCAACATAGAAGTATACACTAAATCAAAGATAATTCGTTATAGAGAAGAAAAAGGACAGATAGAGCTAATGGAAGAAATAGAACACTACTGGGGAGACGTACCTGTAGTAGAATTCCCAAATAACGATGAAAGATTAGGAGACTTTGAAAATGTAATGACGTTGATAGATGCGTATGATAAATCCCAATCAGACACATTAAATGACCTAGAGTATTTTTCAGATGCCTATATGGTACTAGAAGGTGTACCAGACACAAACGAAGAAGATGTAAAGGAAATGAAAAAGAACAGGGTCATAGTTTTACCACATGGTGTAGAAGGAGAAAAATCTGGAGCTTATTGGCTAATAAAAGATATAAACGATAGTGCAGTAGAGAACTTCAAGACTAGACTGCAAAAGGATATACACAGATTCTCTCAAGTGCCAAACCTTACAGATGAATCTTTTGCGGGGACATTATCTGGAATTGCAATTCGATATAAACTGTGGGGATTGGAACAGGCGGCAGTAACAAAGGAAAGAAAGTTCAAACGTGCATTACAAAGAAGAATAGAGCTTATATGCAACATGCTGGCGAAAAAAGGACAAGGATCATTTGATTACCTTGATGTAGAAATATCTTTCGTTAGAAATATTCCTATGAATTTAACTGAAATAGTAGAATCAGCACAAAAACTCAAAGGGATAACATCAGATGAAACGCTATTAGCACAACTACCATTTGTCGAAGATACAGCTAAAGAATTAGAAAAGATAGAAGCAGAACAGCAAAGCAAAGGCAACTATTTTAATTTAGATGAGGAATTAAGAAAAAGAGAATTAGAGGAAGACGAAGAATGAGAAAGAAATTTGAGAAGTTATTCAAAGAATACGAGAAACTCATCAAGAAAGCAGAAAAAGGCATAGTTACAGAATATACAGTAGCACTAAAGGCTATGTATAAGCTTACAGCTGACATGTTTAGGAAATATGAAAAAAATGGAAAATTAACTTATGAAGAGATGGCAAAATACAAGCGTATGCAAGGTTTTTATAAAGAATTAGATGTATTGGTCAACGAAACATATAAACGCAATACAAAGGCAATTAAAGACGTATTAAGCGAAACTTACAAATTAAACTATAATGGAGTCAAAGAAATAGTAGAATTAACACAAAATAAGAAGTTAATCCCAATAATACGAGAAGATGTATTAAAAAAGGCAATGTATAACGATATATCTGGACTAAGATGGACAGACAGAATGGGACTTCATAGAGAAACAGCAGTATTAAAAATAAGAGAAACAGTAACTAAAGGATTAATAGAAGGTCAAACATATTCTACTATGTCAAAAGAACTAAACAAGAGTTTATCAGGACAAGTAGTAAACCCCATGAGAATTGTCAGAACTGAAAGCCATAGAGTGTTTCAGGAAGCTAAGAAAGACAGCCTTGACGGTGCTAGTAAGAAGGTCAAGATGACAAAAGAATGGATCACTAGTAATGATGAGAGAGTAAGAGGATACAAACCACGCGACAAAGCTAATCATGTTGACATGGATGGAATAATTGTGCCTTATGAAGAAGATTTTATAACGCCAAATGGAAATAGAGGATTTGGTCCTGGTATGTTTGGAGTACCAGAAGAGGATTGCAATTGTAGATGTGACTTTATAATAGATTTTATTGATGATTAAAGGGGGCGAAACAATGGAATATGCAAGGTCAGGCGTTGATTGCAAGAAATACGATGAATGCTTAACATACCATCCAGTTAGCCCATTGGATCCAAAACCAGCAACACATAAAACCAATTGGTTTCTTCATGCCAAACTTGCTTTTAGAAGTATCTTAAAAGGGAAAGAGGGAAAGGGGGTGAAGTAATGGAGTATACAAGGTCGATAGGTGATGTTTACGAGACATTCGAGGGAACACCGGAGGAAATAGCAAAGCTATTAAAGTTGATGGATAAAAGCAATACATTGAGTTGTAGTGGAGTTATCGAAGACGAAGAGGTTGTATCTTGTCAAGAAGTTGGTCTAGAGCTACGCGATGATTACCTTCATTTATGGTAAGGGCACCAAAGGGAAAGATATCAAAGGACTTTAGTGAATGATTATACACAATAAAAACTATAAATACGAGAAAAGATGATATGTTTATTCACAAGTATCAATAAATATGCGATAAAGAGGTGAAGGGATGGCTAAATATAGAAAGAAACCAGTAGAGGTTGAAGCATTTCAATGGTTTACGGATACTTCATTAAACAATGTCAAAATATCTTTTACTAGCTGTATTCCTAAATGGTTAGAAAAGGCGATAGCAGATAATAAGATAAAACTAGATAAACATAATGGCACTTTAATAATAGATACATTAGAAGGACCACATATATCTGAATCAGGAGATTATATTATAAAAGGTGTTAAGGGTGAATTATATTCTTGCAAACCTGATATATTTGAAATGACTTATGAGAAAGCATAGGAATAATATGCAACAATGTCAATGAGGAATGGGCGAGATTCAAGATGGGTGGGGTGTGTAATGAAATATTATATTAAAACAGCCTTAATTATTGGTATTGCAATTTCAATAAATAGAATTGCATTTTCATTAGATATTTATTATCCAGAATTAAGATTAGTGTCTTTTTTATTATCATTTGGAGTTAATTTTATTTTAATCGTTCCTTTAAATAAGTATTTTAGACTGAAAGAAATTATTAAAAAATATAATAAGGAGAGTCAAAATATCTTATGAAAAGGTGGTGGATTAATTGAATATACCAGACAAAATCAGGAATAGTCGCAAAATTAAGGTTTTGTGACTAATAATAAAGATAAGTGGGGTGAGAAATATGAATTATAACATGAAAGTCGGTGACAGGGTTATAGATGGAAGTGGACATACGGGAATTGTTAGAAAAATTTGGAGCAATGGCCAAATACAAGTGCAACAAAAGGAAAATGTAATATGTACCTATGATAGTAAAAAACAATTAAAAGTAATATAAAAAATAGGGAGGAAATGAAGTGGAAAAGTATTTAGGAGTTAAGATTATTAACGCAGAACCAATGACGAAAAATGATTTCTACAGAGAAAAAGGGCAACCTTGTGATAGTGATAATATGCATGGATACAAAGTAAAATATGAAGATGATTATATATCTTGGAGTCCGAAAAAAGTATTCGAAGAAGCTTATAGAAGAATAGACAACCTTACTTTTGGATTAGCTATAGAGGCATTAAAGAAAGGACATAAAGTTGCTAGAAAAGGATGGAATGGCAAAGGAATTTTTATTGAACTGCAAAGACCTGATACACACTCTAAAATGACACATTCTTATATTTTTATAGATACGACAGGCCTACAAACAAACAATCCAGATGCACCAAAGGATAGAGTTCCGTGGCTAGCAAGTCAAACCGATATGTTAGCGGAAGACTGGATAATAGTTGAATAAAAAAGGCTGGGGATATTAAGGAGGTAATATGAATTTTCTTAAAAGGTTATTTTGTAAACATGAATACAAAAGTTATGGAGAATGCAAGATAGAGTATGGAATGGGGAAACTGATATTCTACAAGTGTTTAAAATGCGGTAAAACGAAGTGCAAAACAGTATGAGCAACAATACCTTAATAGGTGCATTTTTTATATAAAATTTAAGGAGGAAGTAAGAAATGAATAAAAGCGATTTGAGGAAAGTGTTTAAAACAGCTAAAGAGAGCAATGCTCCTTATATATTTGTTGAAGTTTCTATTCCAGGTGCAAATGCTGGTGAAATGATTATAAATAAAAGAGAAAACTTTGATTTTAAAGAGAACTTCTATTTAAACACATATAACGATAATCTTGAACATAATCACAACAACAGCGTTAAGATTATTGGATTAGCTTATGGAGATTTGGACCAATTAAAAAATATTTATTAATTTAAGGAGGAACACAATAATGAAAAATACAATAGCAACTTTAAGGGACAATGATAGTAACTTAAAGGGGCACAAACTAAATTTACAATTATTCGCAGAGGGAGAACCGGCTGAACCAAAAGAACCAGGAGAACCTAAGGAGCCAGTTGAACCAAAAGAACCAAATGAACCCAAAGGACCTAAGGAGCCAGAAAAAGACAAGACTTACACTCAAGAAGAATTAGACAAACTCCTTCAATCTGAAGCTGACAAGAGAGTTACTAAAGCTCTAGAAACAGCTAAAGATAAATGGGAAAAGGAATATAAAGAGAAGCTAAAGGCAGAAAAAGAAGAAGCTGAAAAACTAGCAAAGATGTCTGCTGATGAAAAAAGGCAACATGAACTAGACAAGATACAAAAGCAACTAGTAGAGAAGGAGAATGCAATAAAATATAGAGAAATGAAATTAGAAGCTATTAACATTCTAAACGAAAAAGAACTACCCATTACTTTTGTAGACATGATGATTAAAGAGGATGCAGAAACAACTAAGAAAAACATTGAAACATTTGAAGATGAATTTAGAAAAGAAGTGCAAAAGGCTGTAGAAGATAGGCTAAAGGGACCTAAACCAGGCAAAGGTAACAAAGACACAGAGGTAACTTTAGGACTAGACATAGCAAAGTCAAGAAATGAGAAAATAGAACCAAAACTAAATCCATGGGGATAAGGAGGAATGAATAATGTATATAAAAGAAACTAAATACTCAACCACACCTGAATTTTTAGCAAGTGCACATTTTATCAACTTTACAACAACAGTATCAGATGTTGGTGTAGTAGCGGACAAAAACGGTAATAAGATAGTTCCAGCAGGTACAGTACTACCAGCAAATGACGCAACTGCAAAAGGAATACTATTTAAAGCAGTAGATGTTACACATGGACCACAACCAGGTGCTTTAATGGTAGAAGGATATGTAAAAGAAGCAAGACTACCAGCAGTAGTAACAGCTGAAGCTAAGACAGCATTAAAAGAAATAAAGTTTGTATAGGAGGGAAGAATATGAATACTAAATTTAAAATGAATTTGCAACTATTTGCAGATGATGGAGACAATATAGAAAAACTATTCGATACACCAGTTATATTAGATTATCTAAAAGAAAAACAATATCCAGCAATGCTAGGACAAACATTGTTTCCAGAAAAGAAGATACAAGGATTAGAGTTAGAATATATCAAAGGTGCTAGTAACGTACCAGTAATGGCAAGTGTACATGCATTTGATACAGAGGCAGAAATTGCAAGTAGAGATGCATTTGGCAAGGTAAAAGAAAAGATAGCACTAGTAAAGAGAAAAATAAGAATGGATGAAGAATTGATAATTAGATTGAATAAGCCAAGAGATGATCAAGAAAAACAATATGCAGTTAATAAGTTTTTCGACGATGTTGACAATATGGTTACAGGTGTATTAGCAAGAGCAGAGGCAATGAGGATGGAGGCTTTATCATCTGGCAAGATTGCAGTAAACGAAAACGATGTAAAACTCACAGTAGAATATGGAATGCCTGAAAATCATCAAAACATATTAAGTGGCACAGACTTATGGACAGATGCAGGTTCAGATCCATTGCAAGATATCTATGATATGGTAGATACAATTGTAGCAGACACAGGAACAACTCCATCAAGAGCATTAACTTCAAGAAGTGTATTAAACGCACTATTGAGACATGCAACAATCAAAAAAGCAATACATGGAGTTAATTATGACAAAATAGTTACTAAAGAAGATTTGAACCAACTATTAGAATCAATGGATCTACCAAAAGTAGCAACATATGATTCTAGAAGCAGAGTGCAACAGGAGGATGGAACATATCTAACACAAAGATACTTCCCAGAGGATAAGTTTGTTGTTTTCCCTGACGGAATACTAGGACACACAGTCTACGGACTTACAGCTGAAGAAATAGAACTATCTAAGAGAAGTGACATCGATATGAGTAAAGTTGGGAACATAATAGCTTGTGTATATAGCACAATAGATCCAGTCGCAAAATGGACAAAGGCAGTGGCAACAGTATTACCTTCATTCCCAGCAGCAAATGAGGTGTTTATAGCAAAAGTTAAGTAGAGGATTTATTTCCTCTACTTTTATATTTTATGGAGGTGTGAATAGATGATGATAAAGACAAAAGTTTGCATAAAACATGACGGAGAACAGTATAGACCAGGTGATACATTTAAGATAAAAGAAGATGAACTAAAAAGGATTGAAGATGTTGTTGAGGTAGTAGAAGAAGATGTTGCAGACGATGATATAGATGATGATGTAGAACCTATTGACGAAGACTTGAACGGACTAACAGTAAAGGAATTAAAACAAATAGCAAAGGAAAGAGAACTGACAGGTTATAGCGATATGACTAAAGACGAACTACTTGAACTATTAATGTAGGTGATAATATGATTGACGAAAAACAAGCGTATTTTGAATATATACAAGCTTATTGTAAGAACCCTGAACTAGACAAGATAAAAGACATTACAAATGCTCCAGCTCCTATACAATTAGCGGTAGAGAAATTAGCTAAGTATGGCCAAAGGGATTCTACAATACAAAGCGAAGGTATAGCAGATTTAAAACAAAGCTATTTTGAATTAAAAGGGCTACCCAATGACGTAAAGTCGCTAATTAGACCATATGTAATCAAAAAGGCTAGATTTCTATGAAAATAACAGATAAAAACAATATACCAAACCATAAGAAAATGCTAGAAGAATTATTTAGCCATAAAATCTTGATAGGGATATTTGGTGAAAGTGGATCTGATATTCTTATGATAGCAAATGTAAATGAATATGGTTGTAAGATACAAGTCACAGAGAAAATGAGGAACTACCTTCATGCGATAGGTTTGCATTTAAAAAAAGACACAACTACTATCAATATCCCAGAAAGAAGCTTTGTCAGGTCAGGATGGGATAGTCGAAGAAAGAAAATAGAGGATACGTCCATAAAACTATTGAAAAAAGTCCTACTAATGCAAATAACCCCAATAGAGTATTTCAACCTATTAGGAGAATATACAAGAGGACAACTAGTTGAATATATGACAAGGGATGTTCAATCTCCACCTAACCATCCGTTTACAATAGCACAGAAAGGCAGTTCAAATCCCTTAATAGATACTGGTAGACTTAAAGATAGCATTGCTTATAAGGTGGTGAAGGCTTAATGGATTTTACAAACCTAATTCAAAAGTATAGTGAAACTATTGTTATATACATCCCAGGTAAAAGGTATAGAGACTGGAATGATGGAGGGGTATGGAAAGAAGAACCACCTCAAGAAAAGGAAATACAAGCATCGGTATTCCAAATGGGAGTAAAAGGACTAAACACTAATCTCCAATATGGCGAAGGTGGAAAATACAATATATCAGATATAAAGGCATACATCCAACAAAGGCTTAAAATAGGCGATAAACTAAAATGGAAAGGTCAAGATTATACAATATCAGAGGAATTGGACTATAGTAGCCATAGCAAAGACTTATATATTTATATCTGTAAAAAGGGTGTGAGTTAATGGATTATAGAGAAATAAGAAATGCAATAGTAAAAGGGTTATATGACTATTTGAATGTACCAGTAGTGCCAACGGATGACATTGGAGATAAGCCTGATTACCCTTATATAAGCTATAAATTTACTACTCTAAAGATACATCAGGGCTCACACAACTTATATAAAGATATAGTTCCATCAAAGGACGAAAGATTTGAATATGACGTTGAATATACGAGAGAAGAACAGCCAAAGATGATCATATCTATGAATGCATATAGCACAGATGATGTGGAAGCTTTTCAACTAGCATTAGAAATGGAATCGTGGTTTAAATTCCAAGGGTATAGATTTTTAAAAGATAACGGAATTGTAGTAGTGGATATATCGAATATCCAAGACAGGACAATTCAAATAGTAGATAATTATGAAAGACGACAAGGATTTGATGTAGCTATAAGAGTTATGGATATACAGAAACTAAGACTAGAAACAATAGAAAAAAGCAACCTAAAGAAGGAGGAATGAGAAAGTGAAGGATTTTATAGTAAACATTGCTAAGCTCACTAAAGCAATAAGCCAACAAGGCTTTGGATTACCTTTAATTCTAGGTACAAGCAAAGCAAAACCCTACACAGAATACACAGGAATAGAAGGGGTAGGAGAAGATTTTGGAACAGAGTCAAAGGAGTATAAAATCGCAAGCAGGATATTTGGGCAATCTCCATCTCCGGCTAAAATATCAGTATATGGAGTGAAATATGATAAGGCGACAGGAACACCAGCTGATTTAGTTACAGCTTTAAATGAATTGATTAAAAAGAATAACGAATGGTACTTCTTGACTTGCACAGAGAATACAGATGAAGTTATAACAGCATTAGCCGAATGGACAGATACTCAAATGAAGATGTATTTTACAACTACACAAAATCTAGAATTTCCAGCAACTTTAAACAATGAAAATACAACGTGCTATTATCACGATGATCCTGAATCATATATTGCTGAAGGGTTGGCAGGTATAGCATCAGTAAACGATCCTGGTAGTATTACTTTTAAATTTAAGACGGTAAATGGCGTAGGCCCTGCTGACGTTGGAGAAACAGAAATAAGCAAACTTCACGAAGCTAATAGTGCTACTTATGTAAAGAAAATGGGAGTGCTACAAACTACTGAAGGCAAAACAACGTCAGGTGAATATATAGACATCGTAATGGGAGTTCATTGGTTACAAGCTAGAATGGAAGAAGAATTGATGTATGTAGCAGTAAATAATAAGAAAATATCTTATGATAATACTGGAATTAGTATGCTTATTGGGGCGGTATCGTCAGTATTACAAAGAGGAGCGGACCAGGGAATCATATTGAAGGATGAAGATGGAAAAGCAGTATATGACATACAATACAAGAAACGTGAAGAGGTATCAAAGAATGATATAGCAAACAGAGTTTACAATGATTTAAAATGGACAGCTAAACTGGAAGGTGCTATTCATAATGGTACTTTTAATGGAACTGTACTTTATTAAGGAGGGATATTAGATGGGCGAAGGAATAATATTATACGACCCAAAAGAAGTCAATTTAATTGTAGGCGGAGTAGTGATTACTGGTTTTTCAGAGGATTCCATGATAGCTGTTGAAAGAATGGAAGATACTTTTACTGAATACGTAGGAGTAAAAGGCGAAGTATCTATGGCTGAAAATGCTAACGAAACTGGCGAGATAACTGTTACTTTAGCAGGCACAAGCCCAAGCATACCTTATCTAACTAGACTAGGTTTAGCGAAGGGACAAGGGGCAATAGTACCAACACAAGTGATAGATTTAAATACTAATGCAACAAGTGCTACAAGCAACGATTCAAGAGTAAGAAAACCAGCTCCAGCCGAGAGAGGAAAAGAAGTAGGAGAAAGGGAATTCACAATATTTTGTGGACACCTAGATATAAGATAGGCACTCAATCAAGGGTGTCTATTTTATTTTTAAAATATAAGGAGGAATGAACAATGAGACAAAAGACAATTGAAATAAACGGAGTAGAATATGCTCTACAAGCAATACCATTTAGAAGCTACATGGAGATAAACGATAGACATACAGATAAGCATGGCAAACTTTTAAGAACACCATATATGGCTGAATTATTTAAACATTGTGTTGTAAAACCACATGTAACTCTAGAAGATTTTGATGATGACTATGAATCTGGTATAGAACTGGGGGTAGAAATCGAAAACTTTCTTACTTCCAGAGATACCGAAAAAGCAGATAGAAAAGACAGTAAAGAATAAGGGATTGATGTGGCAACTTGTAATCAAAGGATGGCTAAGTTACACAGACGCAAAGGATATGACATATGAAGAGCTAAAAGAAGCGGAAATGGCAGTGGATTTATACGCACCTAAACCACAAAAGTAAGGTGGTGAATAAATGGATTCATTAAGAGAGCTTTTAGTTGAAATTCAATATAGGGATATGGCTACTCCAGAACTTAATAAAGTTGACAACAAAGTTGATGCAGTTAAAGATGGATTTAGCAAAATGGGTGCAAATGTTAAAACTACAGAAATGGCAACGTCTAAATTTGGCGATACAACGAAGAAAACAGCCAAGGGATTGTCTAAATTAGGGACAAAGTCGAAAACAGCCACAATGGAAATTAAGGGACTAGAATCTAAAATAAAGGAAAGCTCTGACGCAACATCAAGGTCTATTGATAGACTAAACAAACAACATAAGCTTTGGGAACTATCTGCAAACAAAGTAGCGATAGTATTAAGAAAGAATAGTAAAAAATCTCAAGTATTAAAAGAAAAAACAAAAATACTTAGTAATGAGATTAAAAAGCTTAACCCTGTATTGGAAGAAACTAAAAGGAAATATGGAGACAACTCAAAAGAAGCACAGAAACTCGAAGACCACATCTTAGATCTAAGAGTTCAACATGCAGAGTTTAATAAAGAGTTAAAAAACTTTAAAGTAAACAATGTTACAAGCAAAATAAATGCAATTGGCGACAAGATGGACCAAGTCGGAAAAACTCTTACGACTAGAGTTACATTACCTATGGTCGGCGTTGGCGCAGCAGCAATAAAGACAACTGCAAGTTTTGACGATACAATGTCACAAGTTCGAGGTATTACTAATGCAAGTCAAGAAGAATTCGACCAATTAAGAACAAAAGCATTACAGATGGGTCGTGACACAAAATTTAGTGCTAGTGAAGCTGGAGAAGCTTTTACTTATATGGGAATGGCAGGATGGAATGCACGACAATCGTTAGCAGGCATAGAAGGTGTAATGGCATTAGCTGCAGCAAGTGGCGAAGACCTCGCGGGTGTATCTGACATTGTAACGGATGCTTTATCGGCATTTGGAATGCAAGCAAAGGATTCAACTAAATTCGCAGATCTATTGGCAAGTGCAAGTTCGAACTCTAATACTAATGTTGGTATGCTAGGCGAATCATTTTCATATGTGGCTCCATTATTTGGTTCACTAGGATATACAGCAGAGGATTCGGCTTTAGCACTAGGTTTAATGGCTAACGCAGGTGTAAAAGGCTCGAAAGCAGGTACAGCATTAAGAGGTGCAATAACAAACCTTGTAAAACCAACTGATAGCATGGCTACTGCTATGGAAAAATTAGGATTAAAAATCACAGATGCAGATGGAAACATGAAACCCTTCAAGACTGTAATGGATGATATGAGAAGTAAGTTTAGAGGATTATCTAAAGAACAGCAAGCACAATACGCATCGACAATATTCGGTAAAGAAGCTATGAGTGGCATGTTGTCGATTATAAATGCAAGTAATGAAGATTATGCAAAGCTTACTCAAGCTACAAGAGAATACACAGGTGAAGCACAAAGAATGGCAGATGTAAACGAAGACAATATAGGTGGTGCTTTTAGGTCATTGAAGAGTGCTTTAGAAGGTGCAGCTATAACAGTCGGTGACGTCTTAAAACCTACAGTAAGAGATATAGCAGAGACAGTTAGAGATTGGACAAAGAAGTTTACAGAACTAAGTCCAGCTACACAGGAAACAATAGTAAAGATAGGTGCATTAGCAGCAGCTATAGGACCAGTGTTAATGGTAGGCAAAGTGTTCCTAAAAGGCATAAGTGGAGCTATAAAGCTTGGAAGTAATCTATTTAAAATGTTTGGCTTTTTAGGTGGTGGTATAGCCAAGTTTGCAGGTTTTGTCAAACCATTGTTAGGAGGATTATTTACCCCATGGGGATTAGCAATAGCCGGAGCAATAGTAGCTGGTGTATTAATAATTAAAAATCTAGATAAAATTAAAGGTGCCTTTAAAAAGGTTGGAGAAGGAATAAAAAGTGGCATAGAAAAACTTAAGGAATGGAATAAAACCAAACTACAACCTAAAATAGCAACAATAAAAGAAAAGTTCCAAAAGTCAACAAATAGATATAAAGAAGGACGAATAGGACGTAATGCAACAGGCACTAACTATTGGAAAGGTGGCCTTACAGAATTAGCAGAAAGAGGACCAGAACTTGTAATAGGCAAACAAACAAGAAATCTTCCTCAAGGATACAAGGTTAAAACAGCTAATGAAACTAAAAAAATACTAAATAACACAACAAGCAGTAATTCAAATACAGTACAATCTGATACATTTGCCCCTACAATTAATATTTATCCTCAAACATCTAACCCAAAGGAAATAGCAGATATAAAAAAAGAGGTAGAAAAGCAACTAGAACCTATGCTAGAAAGATATTTTTACAAATTAAAGAAAAAAAGATTAAGCATGAGTTAATTTATGACATATACTAGTAAAAGTATGATACAATAATACTAAAGAATGTATAGGAGGGGTTTAAATGTATAAGACCAAGCGAATATTGCTTGCTGTTATGATAATATTAGTGCTGCTTGTTGTATCTGCTTGCGGAAACAAAGATGTCAGAGATCTACCAAGCGTATCTGAATTTGCATTAAATAGTGCAACAGATTTCGCACTTGAAGAAGATGTAGTAAAAGATGCATACATTAAAGTGACTGAATACGGTGAAATCACAATAGCAATACAAGTCATGGATGGAACTACTGAAGAAAAATCAAAGGAACTAGGTGAAAACACAGCAAGATATCTATCAACTATGGTAGATGGGTTAAAAGGTCCAAGCAAAGATTATTTAGGCGAGTTATACGAATACTATGACTTGCAAATAATTGTAGGCACTAATGCAGAGAACACTATAGCACAAGGAGCAAAAGTAAGTACATCTAATAAAATTACATGGTAAACATTAAATAAGCACTCTTAGCAGGGTGCTTTTATTATGCCTAAAAGTAGGTGATGATTTGGAAAGAGTAAAATTAGGCGGAATTGAAATAAGTGTAGTTGAATCAGAAAGAGTAAGCAACAGTGTAGAAGTAACAGAGAAACCAGTAGAAAAGGGACAAGATGTAGCTGATCACGTCAAGCCCAAACCTTCCACAATAAATATCATAGGTGCGGTAGTAGGAGATGATTCAAGCGATAAACTACAAAAGTTAAAAAAATTTCAAAAAGAAGGGAAGTTACTAAAATACGTAGGCAGAAACGCTTATGGAAACATGGTTATAGAAGACATAGGAACATCACATGAAATCCAGATAAGAAATGGGTATGAATTTAACATAACTCTAAAACAAGTTAGAATCGCAACTGCGAAGGAAGTTGAAATCAAAGTTAAAGGCAAGAAAAGAAAAACACAGGTTAAGAAGAAAACTAATAAAGGAAGGCAACAAACTAAAAAGAAAAAAGTATCAGGCGAAGACAAGCTAGCAAAATATCATTTAGACAACAAATACGGTCCTACTATGAGACCGATATAGAGGTGATTCTATGGAGTATATAGAAATTTTCAAAGACGATATTCCTTATGAATTTGAAATTACATTAAAAAATGAAACTTTTAGCCTGGAAATTAATTATAACGAACTATATGATTTCTTTACTGTAGATTTATACAAAAATGATAAAACAATAATATTGGGTGAAAAAATAGTCTATGGTAAACCTTTGTTTACAAGTTGCACATACAAAGATGTTCCGAAGGTAATTATATTGCCTTATGATATATCTGAAAATGAAGATAGAGTAACATTTGACAATATGAACGATAACGTATTTTTATACGTGGTAGGTGATGATGATGAAATTTTGGAAACAGAAAGTTGAGTTAATCGCGGGTGGAAAGAAATACACTAATGATGATTTTGAAATAGATTTTACAGTAGAATTTGGAGATAGTGATGATCCCGACATATCAGAGGTAATTATTTATAACCTATCCAATCAAACTATATCAGAAATAAAATCAAAAGCTGGAGTAATTCTTAATGCCGGTTATGATGGCGATGTAGGGAATATACTTACTGGTAAAATAGAAAAACAAGAAACAGTTTGGGAAGGAGTCGACAAGGCTACTAGACTCTATGTAGGCGATGGTTCGATTGAATGGGGAGTTAAGAAAGCTAATAAAACATATCAAGCAGGTTCCACGTCAAAATATATAATAAATGATCTAGCTAAACAATTAGGACTTGAAATTGGAGAAATAAAGTTAGTAAAGAATGTAACATATAAGAAAGGTAGAACTATTACTACACAGCTCCAACAAGCACTAAGAAGTATAGTAAAAGACACAGGCTCTAGAATGTTTATAGATAAAGGCAAATTATATGTTAGGCCTCCATCAAAAGGGACCGTAACTGGTTTTTTACTAAGTGCCGATACTGGTTTAATAGAAAGTCCGCAGGTAACAGAGGAAGAAGATAAAAAAGGGAAAAAGATAATTAAATATAACATTAGATGTTTGCTAAATCACAGAATTACAACTGACAGTATCATACAAGTAAAGTCTAAAACTATAAATGGAAACTACAAGGTTAAAAAAGGCAAATACTATGGTGATTTTACGATGGAATTCGAAGCAATACCAATTTAGGTGGTGATATTTTTGAGTGAAGTATTAGATTTTATGGATGGAATATTGCAAGAATCTATAGGAGGCATTAATTCTTGTACCATAGGCAAAATAGAAAAATTCGATGCTACAACTATGAAAGCTAACGTGATTCCACTTGTTAAAAAGAAAAACAAAGACGGAACTACTGAAGATGTATCGTTATTGATTGAAGTACCTGTATCCTTTTTAAAGGCAGGTCCTTTTTTAATTAGACCACCTTATAAAGCTGGAGACATAGTATTAGTTGTATTTTCAGATAGAGATATAGAAAACGTACTATTTTCTGGAGATAAAGGAGAGCCAATACGATGCGAAACTCACTCTTTGGACAACGCAATAGTAGTTAGTGGAATAATGCCATTTACGAAGACTTTGCCTGGAGAACATTCAAATGATTTAATTATTGCCAAAGAGGATCTTACATCTAAGATTGTTATAAAAGAAAACGGAGAGATACTAATTGAAAGTGATAGGGGAGTAACTATATCTGGACCAAGTAAAACTGAAAGATGGTGATTGAATGAAGACATTTAAAATACAAAATGGAGATTTGGTCTTTGATGGACAAAACAATCTTGTAATGGTAGAAGGAAAAGACGAAGAAGTTCAGTCTATAGAAAGAATTTTGACTACAAACAAGGGAGAATGGTTTTTAAATATAGAGCATGGACTTGATTATAGTGAGATACAAGGGAAAGGTAAGGATATCGAGGGCATCAAACTAGCTATTGCCGAGGCCATATATCAAGATGATAGAGTTGAAGATATAGAGTTCCTTGAGATAGACATAGATAGACAACAAAGGAAACTAAATGTTGATTTTAAAGTAAGGACAAATACAGGAAACCTCTTAGAAGGAATCGAGGTGATGAATATTGGCTGATTATGGATTAACAGAATATGGATTTAAGAGAAAAACGTATAACGATATATTAAGCGACATGGAAGCTAAAGCAAAGGAACTTTATGGAGATAATGTAAACTTATCAGAAAGAAGTCCTTTAGGGATGTTTTTACAAGTGATAGCATGGGAAATCAGTATTGCTTGGCAAGAACTAGAAAACTCTTATTACAATAGATCTGCTTTATATGCAACTGGTACAGCGTTAGACGATATAGTAAATAATTTTGGTAGAGACAGATTCTATGGCACTAAATCTCAAAAATATGTCACAATTAACGGAGATGTAGGAACACTAATTAATGCAGGTTTTATCGTAGGAACTAAAGATAAAATATTATTTAAAACCACTGAAACTGTAACAATACCTGCAAGTGGAGAAATAGATGTAGATATACAAGCTATAGACATAGGAGAAAACTATAATGTACCAGCTGAAACTATAACAGAAATAATTAATCCTACTGCTGGAGTAAGAGGTGTAACAAATATAGAACCTACGATAGGCGGAACAGATATAGAAAATGATAACCTCTTAAGAGACAGACATTTAGCAACATTAAGAGAACCAACGACAGGAGATAATACAGCACAATATAAAGTATGGGCAAGAGAAGTAAAAGGCGTAGGGCGTGTTAAGGTACTACCTACAACACCAACTAAAGGCTATGTAACTATAATAATAACAGATAGTAACAGCCAATCAGCTAATAGTGAGTTAATTAACGATGTATTTTCACACATAGATAGCGTAAGACCAGTTAATGCAGGAATATATGTAGAATCAGCAATAGCAAAACCTATAAATATAAACGCAAGCGTAAAACTAGCAGATGGTTATAACATACAAAATTTACAAAATAGATTTATAAATTCACTAGAAGATTATTTTGCAAGTATAGCATTATCTGAAACGTATGTAAGTTTTGCACAGATAGGAAGACTGTTACTTGAAACTAAAGGTATTATCGACTATGAAAATCTAACTTTAAACGGAACAGTAGCAAATGTTGCACTAGCAAACACGGAAGTCCCTACAATTGGTGTCATAGCGTTAGGGGTGATATAAATTGTTCATAGAAAAACTAAACAAAAAGCAAACAGGTGTATATGTAATTGAAGAAGAAAAGGCTGTAGTAAATGGTATTTATGAAGGGTATTTAGACCACGACAATGTAAATCATCAAACTATATATATTTATACAGAGCCTAAGCTTACAGGAGAGAAAGTAGAAAATTATTTTATTTCTACACCCTCAGAAACACCTTGGAAAACTCACTTAAAAGTGTTTAGTGAGAGTGAAAAAATCTATATCTCATATGAAACTAAAGGGGACCAGGTAGAGGCAGAGGATATAAACTTATTGCAGGATGAACTTGTAAATGAAATAAATAGGGCAACAGAGGAAGAAAAAAAGATTGATGAAAAACTTGATAATAAGGTGGATAAGACAGAAGGAAAAGGACTATCAGATGAAAATTATACTTTAGCTGAAAAAAATAAGTTAGCTGGAATTGAAAGTGGTGCAAACAAATATGTTCATCCAACTAAGCATAACGCAGATATGATAGTTGATAACCCAAATAAAAGGTTTGTAAGTGATGCTGAAAAAACTAATTGGAACGATGCCAATAGTAAGAAACATACTCATAGCAATAAGTCTATATTGGATATTATTACACAAGTATTAATAGATAGCTGGAATAGTGCAGTAGAGCATATATCAGATGGCATTAGACATATAACAATTGCCGAAAGAAACAAATGGAATGGAAAGGCTGAAATATCGGATATACCCACGAAGGTTGGTCAACTCCAAAATGATAAAAATTATGTAACATCTGATGAACTTGGCGATGCTGGATATGGAGATATGACAAAGGGTATTTATGATAAAAATAACAATGGTATAGTTGATGACTCAGAAAGGTTAAACGGAAAAACATTAAATGAAATTAAAGATGAATTAAATGAAATTAAATATGTATCAACTACAAGTTATGACAATGTAGTATCTATGCCTAATGGTAGTATAAATGGACAAGTTAGTGCTAGATTATTTGGTGAAACTAGGACTAATCTTATTAAAGGTAAAAATAATGACTTAGAAGCATGGGAAGGAAGTCTAAAAGCAGTAGAAAATGGATATTATAAGGGTGTTTCAAAGATACAAAGTTTAGATGATTTTGGACAGAACATCCCAAATGTTGGTGGTGGTAAAACATATATATTATCACTTGTTGGCAAATCCACTGGAACTACTGGTCAAAATTCATTTGCAGTTAGATTATACAATACCGACAATTCTCGAGGTGCTTTATATACTATCGATTTTACCAATATACCAAATGATACTAGAAAGTTCATCAAGATACCTACTTTAGCCACTACATCACGGATGGTTATATTTCCTTATACAGTTGGTTCAGATGGAACATTGTATTTCAAAGATGTACTACTAGAAGAAGGAACAGATTTAAAATCCTACATTTCTAACGGTACTAAATCTACATTAGGTGCTATGAAGTTAAAGAGTGTTGGGAAGAATCTGTTTGATAATAAAACTAATTTAATATCTTTACCCATAGCTACCCCTTACCATACAAAAATTTTTTATTTACAAGTTAAACCTCACACACAATATACATTATCAAGTGATATTACCCAAACTGCAACAGCTAATATATATTTTAATGGTTCATCAACTGCAACCAATGGTGTTTGGAGAGGTAAGTCAATAACTCAAACAAGTGATTCCAGTGGTTTATTATATATTTTTTTCAGGTATGGTAACTATACTACAGGTTCAGAAACTATGGAGCAGTTTAATACAGGAATTAAAGATGGAACAAATTTTATACAGCTAGAAGAAGGTCCAACAGCAACCCCATACGAACCCTACAAAGAGTCTACAGCATATGTTATTGCAAAAGATAAAGACAATAAAATAGTAAATTTAATAAGTTTGCCGAATGGTATTAGAGATGAAATTAGACCTGATGGTAAAGGTGGATATGAATTAGTTAAGAGAACGAAAAATTATACCCTAGTAGAGAGTGATATTGTTGAGGTAAAAAACGTAAATCCAAATATAGATAGAGTCAGAATAAAATTATTGTATGATGATTATGTAAATAATGGTCTTTATACTAGAATAGATGGAATAGTGAGAGTTCCTGGATATACCGAAATAATTAGTGATGTATATATAAATGCTGAAAATATTAATGAAGTTAAAAATATGTTTACGATTACAAATCATCACAGTATGTTTTTCCCAGTTCCAATTGGGACAACATTAGATGAAGCAAAAAAATTATTTGTAGGAACTAAACTAACTTATCAATTAGCCGAACCTGAGATAATACCAATCAGATGGACAGGGCTACAAGGCTACGAAAACGGAACTATTTACTTTGGTACAATTATTCCTGAAATAGGCGTCTACTACAATAGCGGATTACAAACACACTACCCCGACCATTCTATTGCAAGTATTGATAAATTATACAAAGTAGATAAAGGAACAGGTTTACGAACATCACTAGATGTTTCAAAGTGTGTGCTGGCTGAGAATAAACTATCATTCACACATCCCGATTTAATTGATGGTGATTTGGTTGATTGGGATTATGTACCTACCACAGAGTCCACGAGTGGTGAGAAAACAGTGGTTGCAACAGGCAATATAAGTTCAGTAGTAGACAGATTATTAGAAGATAGTGCAATACAGAAAGAAAATATACGGCAGGTAGGTAGTAGGATCGATAATATCCCAACTAAACTATCACAGTTACAAGGCCCTATTACATGTGGCCAGTTACGAGGGAAGGTGTAACCTATGTATGGACAATATAAATATGGAGAATATGAATATGGTGAAGAAAGTAGATTTATAACCCCAGATACTGATAAATATCAAGTTGCTTTAATACCATACTTGACCTCTAACTATCAAAATGGTAATAACATAAAAAAGCTAATGAAAATAATAGAAAGTGAATTAGGTGAACTAAAATACTTTAGTATAGACTTAGGTAAGCAAGCCTCTATTGATAAATCTACATGGGGAATAAGACTATATGAAGAAGAGCTAGGCATAGACTATAACCCATTAATGACATATGAAGAAAGGCGAGAGATAATTAAAGCAAAATTAAGAGGTAGAGGGACTACTACAAAAGAAATGATAATTAATACCGCAGAATCATTTTCGGGAGGTGAAGTAGATGTAATAGAATACCCTGAAGAGGATTATTTCATAGTGAAATTTATAGGTGTAAAGGGAATTCCTAAAAATATGAAAGCGTTCATAGAAATGCTGGAAACGATTAAACCAGCACACCTAGCATATGAGTTTAGATACACATACACTACATGTCAAATGCTCATTGACTGGAATATTACATGTGGGGATGCATTATTGATGACATGTAATGAATTAAAGACTTACGATAGGGAGTGATATAATGAGAAAAACCACACTTGGATGTACGATACTTGAGGACCATGATATAGCTGATTTGCCTTTAGTATCGGAGAATGCAGCGATATTAGAAGCAGCGATAGAAAAGAGAGTAGACAAGGTTGATGGCAAGGGATTATCCACAAACGATTTTACCACTACAGAGAAACAGAAATTAGCTGGAATTGAAAGTGGAGCAGAAAAGAATAAAGTAGATAGTGTAAATGGTAAAACAGGAGCAGTTTCTTTGAATGCTACCGATGTAGGAGCAGAAACACCAGCGGGTGCTCAAGTGAGAGTCGATGCTTTAGCGGGGGAAGGAAATACAAAAACTGTTAGGCAAGTAGATGATGATTTAGCCACACATAAGGCAGATTATATTCATCATGTAGGTTATGGCACAGCTAACGGAACTAATGCTAAAACAATAACATTAGACCCTATACCAAGTGGATATAAAGAAGGTATGACTATAGCATTTAAAAATATTACACAAAATACTGGAGCAGTAACTATAAATGTAAATGGACTAGGT